GTCCAATGTGTAGGCGGGCGCGCGGGTTATACCCCGGGGGCGCGTGCGTTTATCACGTTGCGACGCGGCGCGATGCACGGCACGACACGCCGAGTGCGTTGCACGTCTGACGTGCTGCGATGCATGATCCACTTGACATCATGAGGCGAGTGAGTGCATGATGGTCACATCACCTCATCACAGCACGATGTGTTGCATTGAGGTGAGAGATGCATAGCAATGCACTAGTGCTGATATGCCTAGTGCCACTCTATGTATCGATGCACAGCACAGCACAGCATGGCTTGACACAGCACAGCACTAGGTGCATACTGAGCACAGCACCCCCTGCATACAGACCCTGTCCTACATGATGGTCCGCACGTGGTGACCTATCCCGATGGCAGCGTGGCCCAGTACGGCTACATCCAGACGGTCAGCAACGCCGCTTGACACTGTGACTGATATGCACTAGGTTCATCTCATCACCTACCGAACACCTACCCAGGGAGCACATCTCATGACCGGTACGCTTGTATTCCTCCCCCTGCCTGGCACCGACGCTTTCCGTGAGGTCACCGTGATGGCGGTGCATCCGGACCAGACCTGCGACGTCACGCCCCGCCGTGGCATGCTCCGGCCCGAGTACTACAGTGTTCCTATCTGCACCCTGGCCGTCGACCGGCCCAAGGGAGCGACCATCATCTGAGATTTCAGGCACGGCAGACGTTTCGGACGTCACTGCGGGTCATGCCGCACCGTGCCACGGCTTGACAGCCTGCACCACATGGTGCATGATGGTCACATCACCTCATCTACTGCGAACGGATGAAACATGAACCTCAAGCGCACTTTCGCCACCATTGCCGCCACACTCGCCATGGTCAGCGTCGGAAGCACGGCATTCGCTGCTACCGGTCCGAGCAAGGCAGACAAGGCAGCGGCAGTGACAGCCGGACACAAATGCGACACCATCGCCGATGACGTGACCTGGGAGGCGTGTAATCTCGGCATGTTCATCATGATCCGGAACCGCGCCATCACCGGCGACGACTACACCGACGAGACGCAGCACCTCAGAGTTTTCCATGCAAGCCGCAAGATCAGCACAGCGCGGCACGAGGTGACCGGCCCGGACCGGCTGGCGCTGATCGACACCAATGCCGGATGCGCCTACTTGCTCGGCGGCAAGCGGAAGCACTTGGAGCAGTGGAAAGCGTGCCAGATCGGCATGTTCATCATGATCCGGAACCGCGCCATCACCGGCGACGACTACACCGTCAAGCCCAAGGGCAAGACGTACGTCATCACCCTTCGGCACGGATCGCACCACATCGCCGGAGCGACCACGAACTGATACGTGGGGTGTGGCAGGCACTTTAGGTGCCAGAGCGCGTCACGGCGCACCACACCACTTGACATCAGCACCGATAGGGTGCATGATGGTCACATCACCTACTGCGAATAGGGAGTCACCATGGACCCGAACGTGACGCTTGAGATGATCCGGCGCGAGTTGTCCGAGCCCGAGAATGTCGACGGCGAGATAGTGGCCGAGTTGTTCGCCACACTTGACGTGTGGATGACGCGGGGCGGATTCGCCCCGAGCGATTGGAGCGCGCTCCGCCGCTGAGACATCAGGCACGGCAGGCATTTTAGGTGCCAAGCGGGTCATGCCGCACCGTGCCACGGCTTGACAGCCTGCACCACATGGTGCATGATGGTCACATCACCTACTGCGAATAGGGAGCACATCATGACCGAATACGTAAGCGTCAAGGGCCTGCCCACCTCCGTACAGTCCGCACTCTCCGGACTCGGCTACGGCAGCAAGGACATTGAGGTCATCACCGCAGACTCGGTGAGCATGTCCGGGGCGGGTGGCAATGGTCGGCGTGATTTTGTGACGCTGATCAACCTGAGCACCGATGCAAGCGAAACGCATTGGGGCTCATGGGGTGGGCAGAACATGTTCAACCCAACGAACGCCGTCGACAATGATGACCGTTCGTACCCCCTGCCACTAAACGGACTTATCGTCAAGGGCAGCGTTGGCGGCGGTCGGCCGGTCCATGCTCGGATCTACGTCTCTGCTGATATGGCACCCAAGGTTATCACCGCCGGTCCGGCCGAGACGCTGACGGCGCAACAGGTCGAGGCGCTACGCATTTTCAAGAGTTACAAGTCGTCATACCGGACTGATTACCTTCGGCGTGCTGGCATCGGTGACGACATCATCGCCGGACTCGTTGCGTCCGGCCACCTTTCGCAGAACAAGGCCGGTGCCCGGCAGATCACCACCTTAGGCAAGAATGCTGCAATCGCCAACTTGACACTGTGACCAACATGCACTAGGTTCATCTCATCAGCCCAACCAAATCACATCACTTGGAGCACATCATGTCGAACACCATTGCCGAGTCCACGCTTTCCGCCGCCACGCTCTATGACTCTCTTGCCAGCAACCGCACCTCATTCAAGGTTGGCCCGATTCGCTGCGAGCGCCAGTATCACGGTCGGCTTCTGACCGGATTCGTGAATGCCGACCATGCGGAGCACGCGGCGAACATCCTGTCGGCCTGCGACCGTTACGACACAGCCGTGATCGGTGACGGCACCACGGTGCGGGTGATCGCACTCAAGCCTACTTCCTAGCGAATGGGCCCGACCGCGTAGGCGGCATGTGGATCACGACCACATCGGGCCACTTGACTCATCGGCCCTATGGTGCATGATGGTCACATCACCCCACATCACCCGCTGCGAACGGATGAACATCGTGACTACGATCGAGACGTCAACTCGGATCATTCACACGATCGAGCGACTGAACAATAGCATGAACGGAAACCCGCGCTACTGCATCGGATTCGCCGATGGAAGTGAAGCCGTTACGTCGTCCGATGCTTCGTTCTGCTACGCCATCGGCAACCCAGGGATGCGCGCCGGATGCACCGTTACGATGATCTTCACTCGGGCCGGACGCATCAGTCACATGGAAGCAGCCGCCAAGCCATACCAGGAAGCAATCGCCGACTTGACACTGTGACCAACATGCACTAGGTTCATCTCATCAGCCAAGCGCGACATACTCACTCAGGAGACATCATGACCACCACGAACACGATCTTTCAGGCCGCTTCCGATCTATACAACGCCAGCGAGGACATGGATATGGCTACTGCCGTTCTGATGGTCCTGCCGAAGGACGCCACGATCTACACGATCATTCGCCACGTCAGTAAGTCCGGAATGACTCGCGTCATTGACGCCATGGTCATCATCGATGACACCCCGATCTACCTGCGGACCGTGGCTAAGGACATCGGGCTCAAGTTGGACCGGAAGCACGGCGGAATCACCGTTCGTGGAACGGGCATGGACATGGCCTGGCACCTCGTGTCGATGTTCGGCAGTGCCATTCATAACGATGAATGGCACTTCACGAACCGCACGATCTAGCACTAAGGCGGACGGGACAGCATCGAAGTAGCGCCGTCCGCCACTTGACCTAGCACCATCCATGGTGCATGATGGTCACATCACCTCCACTCACCCGCTGCGAACGGACGAACATCATGACCGCCTCACCCGCCACGATAGCGAAACTCCGCGAGATGAAAGCGCTGCCGACCGTCGCCAATGTGCTCAAGACGTACCGGGCCGCTACATCCGAACAGTTGAGCGAAGGTATCGGGTGGTATTCCGACGCTCACTCTCTGGCTCTGGCCCTGAACCGCAATAACCCGCTTGAAAGCGCCGGTGTTATTGCGGCGCTCTCCCCGATCAAGACATGGGAGCAGAACAAGACGCTAGCCATCAGGGCATACGCCGATGGCGTAGCAACTGGCACGACAGGCGACCAGTGCCAAAAGGCCAACCAGATTCTCGCGGGTGAGGATGTTCCGACCGTACTCAACGGTGCCAAGACGGTTGCTTTCGCTCAGACCATTGCCGATCCGACCGACCCCCATGCAGTGGTCATCGATCGGCACGCAATGTCAGTCGCCATGGGCCGCGCATCTACCGACACCGACACGTCACTACTAGGCCGTAAGGGCGTGTACGAACTCTACGCTGACGTTTACCGCGAAGCGGCCCGACGCATCGGCGTATCGCCCTCAACGGTTCAGGCGGTCACGTGGGTTGTGTGGCGACAGACCAGCATCCGCACTTCAGCCCACTCCGTGGCGGTTGCTAAGGCGAACGGACACCGAGCCGCTTGACATCAGCACCGGCATGGTGCGTGATGGTCACATGACAACGACGAATGGAGCGGACGCCATGGACCTCATAACGATTATGGATATGGTCAACGGATGCATGGTGAGGCGTTCAGCCCGTAAGGTCATGATCTCGGGCGAGGAAGTGATTGCCCTGTCGATTACGCTTGACAATGGGCAGGAAACGCAGATGGTCATGCCGCTTAACACGGCGGACGACATCATGCGAACGATCTCAGAAGCGCTCGCATCCGAGCCGCCATCAGCCTAACAATCGGCACGGCAGGCCCGATCGGGGCCACATGCGGGTCATGCCGCACCGTGCCACTCGCCAACTCACTCCGCTGCGAACGGATGAACATCGTGACCACAGCCGAAAAAGTATTCACGGTCCGCAGGTATCAGACCGAAGCGGAGGATGCGTGCTACACAGGATGGCGCAAATACCTCCGCATTGTCGTTAGCCTGCCGACGGGTATGGGCAAGACCGTCGTCATGGCGAACATCATTAAGCGTGAGTTCGCCAATGGCAACCGCACGATCGTATTCGTCAACCGTGACGAACTGGTCGAGCAGACGCTCGATACTGTGCGTAAGATCGTGCCCGATGCAATCGTGGGCGCAATTCAGGGCCCGAAGCATCAGATCGGCGCGGACGTTATCGTTGCCAGCATTCAGACGCTCGGACGTGACCACCTCCGGCGAGAGGATGTCGGAACGGTTAGGCTGATCGTCATTGACGAGTGCCACCATGCAGCAGCCGAAACATATATCGAAAGCGTGCGGGATCTAGGTGGATTCAAGGACGTGCGCGTTCTCGGATTCACCGCTACGGCGGTCCGTAACGACGGATTGGGCATGGGCGACATCTGGCAGTGCGTCGTATTCGTCAAGTCCATTGAGTTCGGATTCGCGAACGGCTACCTCATAAAGCCTGAGATCCGCAACCTAAGCGTCCAGAATCGCAACACCGACCCGATGTACCTGGCGTCCGTATGGAGCCGTGAGGCGGACGACAGGCAAGGCATGGTCATCACTAGCACCGTGGCCAGAGCGTACCGATTGAACGAAGCGTTCAATCGGTACGGCATTCCGTCGGCCGTGGTCGAGGGTAAGATCAAAACGTCCGATCGGAAACGGATTTACGCCAAGACCATCGGTCACGAGAACCAGGTACTCATTTCCGTGTCGTGCCTTACCGAGGGTTTCGACATGGCACAGTTGGAAGTCCTGATGATTGACCGATCCATCGGATCGCAGACTGTCTATGTCCAAGCGGTCGGCCGAATCATTCGGATCTATAAGGACAAGACGTCCGCTCTCGTCCTTGACATGACCGGCGCATCGGCACGGTTCGGCCTAACCGTCAAGGCCGACCTGAGCAAGTCCAAGCCTGGTCAGCGAGCGAAGGTGGCCCGCCCGAATTCGCCCATTCGTTACAAGATCACTCACGGGACGTGGTTCGGCATTCCCCGTAGCCGAGTCTGGCGCATTCAGTCAGGCAAGAGCACAAAGGTTGGCGTGCTCCGCTTCGGCACGAAGAAAGCGCGCGAAGCGAAGGGACGGCTAATGGTGCGCTCAGATCAGTACCGGCTCGCGCTACTTGACACGAAGGCTGCGGCTAGTGCATGATGGTCACATGCCGGAAGGACGAGACGTGACTAACCCGCCCGAAGCGGAACTCACCATCCCGACCGTGGATCTCATGATCGACGCATACGAATACGACCCGATTACGTTCGCGTGGGTCATTCCCGAACTCATTGACCAGCAATGCATGGAGGACCAGGCATGGCTACCGAAACTCGCTCGCTAAGGGCAATCGCTCTCGACATCTACGACACGTGGCCCGAGGTGAACTACGCAGCCGAGCCCTACCTTGACGCCATGGTCAACCTTGCGAGCATCGACGACACGTACGGCCAGGATCGGGCGTCCGACATCGCGCGCTACTTCCTGGCAAATGCTGGCACGTGGCGCGGCTCGGACGCGCGTCGGATCAAGGCCGAACTCAAGGGCATGTTGTGAGTCCGGCCGAAAACACAATGACCATCACGCAAGTTCTGATGCCTCTCGGCCTACTGGTCGGATTGGCCAGCATGTTCGGAATCGCACTCGGGATTGCATCAGTCGTCGGGTAACAGAGCGTCACCACGCAGGCCCCCACTCGGAGTGAGTGGGGGCCTGTTGCGTATACACAGAGAGTCACGAAAACCAGTACGCACCCCGGACACTCACACTCACCCCGGACACTCACACTCACCCGCCGGACACTCACCCCGGACACTCACACTCACCCGCCGGACACTCACCCCGGACACTCACACTCACCCGCCGGACACTCACCCCGGACACTCACACTCACCCGCCGGACACGCGGTTGCGCAGGGTCCGTACGCGCTCACTCACTCGGCCCGGCACTCACTCGGCCCGGCACTCACTCGGCCCGGCACTCACTCGGCCCGGCCGGACACTCGCCCGGCACTCACACTCACCCGCCGGACACTCACCCCCATCGGGCCCTGCGCAGCCATCAGGACCGCATACGCGGATCGGATCGACACGCAGGGCCCGATGGGGGTGAGACGCACGCACGGGCCGCAGAACGGCACGCGCGCCCTTTCGCTTCAAGGCCCCCGATACCCCGTAAGCGATCCGGGCCGAGACCGTCCGGGCAGTTGACAGGGCGGGTATGCTCGATCCGGAGCGTTCCGCCAGCGGAGCCAGGTAAGCGGAGGATCGAGTCTTCCGGGCATGGCATGAGGTTCGGGGCGCTGGCCGGGCTGAGATCGTGTCGGCAGGTGGCGCAGGCGATCGAGATGGCGTGAACAACCCGCCGATGATCATGGAAATTCGGGCCCTACTCCACCCAGACCGCGCCCGCAGGCCACGGAACCCGCCGCAGGACGCCGTCAGCGAGCCTCTGAGCCCACCAATCCGCCTCCGGGACCACGTCTACCCAGACGTGCCCCCCGGCCTCGTAGAGCCCGCCCACGGCCCGCATGCCCCAATGAGCCCCGTCGGCGTTGCTCACGACGGCGCGACGGCTATCCAGCGGCTCGAATTGCCCGCAGAGGTCTGCCCGACTCAGCGCGGGCTGAGTCGGCACGGGCACCCGGACGGCTGTCATGGTGACCATTATGCACTACGCCGTCAACCGGTCCCGAAAACACCCCAGACATCGGCCAGGATTGGGCCCCCCGACGGCAGTTCCAAGATCGTGTACGCGATGTTTCCGATGAACCCGAACTATCTCTTCGTGCAAGCAACATTACGAAAGTAGGGAAGAAGCGGGAACAACGCGCACATGATCTTGGAACTGCCCCCTTATGCCCCATTATGTGAATCGTTGGGGGTAAACCGCATGATACCCAGGTCAGACCCTACGAGTAGTAGAGTCATTATGTCCGGATTTATAAAGTTCCTGAGCATCCAGTACAACGCGTACACACTCTGAACACGCAGGTCAGAGCCTGGCCGAGGAGCCTGAAGATCATCTTCGCCTCTAGCGGTCCTTTCGGCCCCTGCGCTAGGATCGCCACATCTTTACAACTCGACCGCATAAAACAGGAGTTGATCATGGTTTCAAGGCATCGAGACCCGAACTGGCCCTCTCGGATCCGGACGGCCGAGCCCTATGTTCTCTCGCACGCCCAGAAAGTGACCACGGGAGGCGATCCGCAGACCGTTTCGTGGACCCAGATCGAGCCTGACGGGACCGAGTGGACCCGGACCGGCCAGGTGTGGGCCAGAGCCCCGCGCGTGAAGGGTCTGAGCGCCTTCTGGGTCCTCACCGACGACCACGCACTCACCGACACTCACTCACACGCCGACACTCACTCACTCACCGACACTCACTCACACGCCGACACTCACTCACTCACCGACACTCACTCACTCACCGACACTCACTCACGCACACTCACCGACACTCACTCACGCACGGCCGAGTGCGTGTGCGTGATCCACACTCACCGCGTGACGGCTGCGGGCCGCGTACGCGGTGCCCGGTTCCGGCGCTCGCAGGGGCGCGTAATCCACGCGGGTGAGTGGTACTCGGAGACGCATCCGGACAGTCCGTCCGGGGCACTCACTCACGCGGCGATCCAGCGCGTATATCAACCCAGAGTGATCACGGTGGACCCGCTTCCGGCCCACATCATGACTACGCTCAGTAACCCAATGGCCTGAGATACACCCGCTCCGCGTTGACAATGGTCACCAATACGTGCATGATGGTCACGGAGCCAGGAGATCCCTGCCCACATGGAGGCACCACATGAGCACATACAGTAACGACATCACGGAAGTGGCCGAGATCGACGACGTGACCGCGATGGACCTGATCGGCGTGGCCGAGATCGCGGACCGGCTCAGTAAGCACGCGGGCAAGGAAATCACCCGGTCCAACATCTCGACCTGGATCAACCGGCGGGACACGCAGAAGAATGGATTCCCGACCCCGATCACGCAGGTGTCCATGGGAGGCATCTATTCATGGGTCGAAATCCTCGACTGGTGGAATGCGGGCATCGGCCGGGCCGGAGCCAGTAAGCCCGGAGATCTCGACCGGGCCCCGGCGTGACCGGTTACGAAGTGATTCCTCCGCTGCCTTTCGGCGCGGAGCCACGAGAGGCAAGGCGATGGGCGGCCGAGCACGAGCCGTACGCCCCGCCCGTTGTCTTGCCTCCGATCGTTCGCGCCGTCAAGGTCGAGCCCGAAATCGCCTACACCAGGACGGGTCGCGTGAGAGGCCTTGCCTGGCCGACCCTGACGGCCTGCAAGATGCCATCCGGTGCTAATTCGGCTGCTAAGTCCATCATCGGAAATCCAGACCTGACCCTGATCGTGACGTACGCACGTGGCTACCCGGTCAATGCGGACGGGACGCAGAAACGGGCCATTATCTGGCAGGAGAATGAGCCGAACATGGATGATCAGCGGGTTCGTATCCAGGCCGGTCACAAGCCGCCCGAGGCCGTCGATTCAGTGCTCGTCAGAGGCTACCAGCGGGACGCTGACGGCATTTCGCGAGTGCTCATGGGCCACTGGGTCGACGGTTCATTCGAGAACGGCTGCGACTACGTCAGAGGCTCCGGCATCACGAACCTGAGCGCAACTACATTCGCGGCACGGCTGAAAGGGGACGCGTGATGGACGCGCGAGAGATCCCGATCTACATCGGCATCGGAGACGAGGAACCGCTCCTGATCGGCTCGATCATTACGACCAACGATCACGATTCAACTCAGGTCGCCCTGAGCGGTCTGCTCCGATCTCTCCTGACCGAATGGGAGGAATACGATGGCCAGGGCTAAGCGGACGTGCGTCGAACTCATCCGTACCGATGACGGAAATGACCGGCTCTGCCCCATCGTCGTTCCGGCCGGGCAGAGCCGCTGCCCCCCTCACCTGGCCGAGTTTGAGGCCCGCAGGGGTACCCGCCAGCAGCGGGGTTATGACCAGAAGCACGATCGGATGCGCAAGCGGCTGCTCCCGCGCGCCTACGGCAAGTCGTGCCCCCTTTGCAACGAGGTCATGGAACAGGCCGACGATCTCGATCTCGACCACACGATCCCGCTCTGGCAGAACTCGGCCAGCCAGGGGGATCGGATCGTCCATCGCTCCTGCAACCAGAAGCGGCCGAAGCATCCGACCAGGTAGCCTGGCCGACACGAGAATCCTTCCGAGCATCGTCCTCGCCTGCGAGAAGCGCTAGACATAACGAACCCCCCGGTGCCGAAGCATCCGGGGGGTTCGTCTGTACCGTTCAGTCGGCTGGTGGCCAGGGGATCGTCTTGGACTCGCCCGGGGCGAGCGTCCCGATTTCCATGTAGTGCCGACCGGTAGAAAAGAAGAGGGTTCCCAGCGGTGCTAGCGCCATTGCCAGTAGGAGTGTGTCGGGCATCAGGACTCCCAGGGGTTGATCGGCGCGACACGGAGATTGAGGTACCAGACGTGTTCACCGTGCGGTGTGTCGACGTAGAGCACGGGGAATGCTCCCCACGTCCCGGTATGAAAGGCCGTCCCGCGTTCGATCGTCGAGAGCGCCTCCGCGAGCGAGTAGCCGTTGATCGAGCCGCAGGGGGTGCCCAGACGGCCCGTTCTGTTCATCCGGGCCGTCCGGTCCACCAGTTCCATCGCTACCGTCTTGCTGATCTCCGTTGTCGTCATGTTGTGCGTGTCGCAGGTTTCCTTCGGCATGTGACCATCATGCACTATCAGTCGTCCGGTGTCAAGAGCCATTCCCGCACGCCCGCGTACGTCTTGGCCTGATTCCCAGCCATCCTTCGATCGGGAGCCGATCCGAGACGATCGCATGCAGTGCAGTCGTCCGGAGCCGTTTTCGATGGCAGGATCAACCACGTCGGCAGCCTTCAGCAGCCAGAGCACATCCCTAACGTCCAGCATCATTGCGTCGCCGACGTTCGGATACGCCAGTCGCTCCATGCGATCGTCACATTCATCAGGCACGCCCCCTTGCGACCCTCAATAGTTCCAGCAACCGAGCAGCCGAGATCCGGAGCGTTACGTTCGGCTCGTCCCGATAGGACTCCTCGAATTCCTCGACCTTCTCCCGACCGATCATATACTCGATATCGGCCCAGAGCCCTGCATTGACAGCCTCGTCGGCCGCACGACGAGCGGCCTGTTCCTCCATCTTCTTCAGGCGCGCCTCCTTCTCCGCCGCGCCATGAGAGACCTGCTCGGCCCAGGTCCGCCAGAGGCGAGCCGGACCATCGATCAGGAACGGTCGTCGCGTTTCCAGCGGCTCGAACGTCTCCGGATCGACCTGCTCGACGGCGATTCCTTTCGCCTTATTAACCGACCCGTCCAGCCACCTCCTGACCACGATTTCTTCGTCAATCCCGATGAGCCGAACCGGAGTCAGGCGACCGCACGGGTTGTCCCTTCGCTTGCTGGAGTAGGCGTAAACCTCGCCGACCTTCAGGTCCTTCTTGTTCATGACGCTCCCAGTGATCTCGTCTGCTCGTGTGACCATCATGCACTAGATGGAGCCGGGTGTCAAGCCATCCACCCGCGATCGTAAGCCGCCTTGCTCACGGCCACGATCGCGGGCGTGATGTGATCCCGGCAGCATGCATACCAGGGCTCTTTCAGCACACCAGTCCCGGCGCGCTCCGAAACCACACCTGAGTAACCCGATGGCGGCTCATCGGTCGCCAGTTCCTCATAATCACATTCCGGCGCGTCGCAAATCCACACGTCCTGTCGGACCCTCGCCATCATGCGTTCCAGACATCGAACGGAAGGTCCTCGATCTTGCGGTACACCCGAAACGAACCGTAATACGGCTCCGACGTGACCCGGCCGCGCGATTCGAGCGTAGCGAGTAGCCGTTCCGTGTTGGACCGGTTCACATTCACCCAGCCGCACCCGTCGTGCCAGAATCCACCGTGAAGTTCGAGCAGAAGCAACATGCCCATCTGGTTCTTACCGAGCGCCGTCATGAGCCTTCCCTTCCGCGAGGACAGCCGCTACATTCCGAACGATCTCGCGCGCTACTCCCCGCGTATCCTGCAATTCCGCCCTCCCGTCGGCATAGAAACGCTTGCGGTAGTTCATCAGCCGCAGAGTCAGCAAGTCCACGACGTCATCCTCTTTCGCTCCCAGCGCCGAGCCGGGCACGGAGCCGTTCACCGGTCCGACCGCGAGACGATGACGTCGAACCGCTCGCCCGTCTCGTCGTCGATCATTCCGAAAATCGTTCCTCCGGAGCGCACGTCGTCGTCCGGATCGTCGTCCACCCGGAACTGCGACTCTAACCCGCTGGCCGAGTCCATTGCATTGATCAGTGTCACGGCCACAGATTCCGTTGCCTCGCTCATGCGAATTCCTTCCGTAGAGCCGTTCGTACGGCGCTTTTCGTGTTGGCTCGGCGCGTGGCCGACTTGCGGGACGGGATCGGCACGGCAGCGTTCGAGGAACGCAGGTGCATCACCCGCTGGATTCGTTCCGGATTCGCGACCCGATACGTCTTGGACATGAGGTTCCCTTTCTAGTGGTTGTTAATACGGATCTTGATGAACCCGACGAGTCCGATGGTCCAGAAGATGAACCAGGGGATGGGGATCCGTGTCGTCGTCATGTGACTATTATGCACCACCTGTAGAAGAGTTGTCAAGCCATCATCCGGATGCCGCCGCGCCCTAAAAACCGAAAGCCCCGCCGGGCCCGAAGGCCGAGCGGGACTGACGGAACGGATCAGGCCGAGCGCAGATTCGGCACGCCGTCGTCAATGACGTGCCCGGAAGCCTTCTGGTCATCGATCACCTTCTCGATGATCCGCGCCATCCGCGCCAGTTCGGCCGCGTCGTGCGCCTCGATCCCGTCCACGATGTGCTCCTCGTGTTGATCGTGCTGCGCCTGTGACTCGACCCGGTGACGCAGGGCCTCGTTGCGCATGTAGAGCGCGGTGATGACGGTGGCCAGAAACAGCAGGGCGTTCGTCAGGACGACGCCGATCTCGACCGCCATGGCAATGTCGAACCCGTGCGCCTCGGCAATCGCCTCGGTCACTTCAGCCAGCATGCGCATCTCCCTCGTCGGTCTGGAATGATCCGAAATATTATCCGGTTCATGTGACTATCATGCACTAGGCTGGGGAATAAGTCAAGCCGCGTCGCGATCTTTCGTGGCTTTCGAATTTCGCAGGTGCCGATTCAGAGCAGAACCGGCCTGTAGGTTCAACATCCGCTCCCTGTGCTTCACGCGTCCGTTGTGGATGTGCAGCAGCATGTACGCCAACGCACTGCTCATCAGAGCGGTCGGAATGAGCGAGATCAGGACGATAGTCATTTCGGATCAACCCTTTCGCTGAGTCTACGCCCGAGCCAAAAGCACAGGACGGCCAGCCCAGCCATCACGAACGCGGGCCATGCCTGCGCCCACCAATGTCCATCAATCATGTGACCATTATGCACCGAACATAAGGCCATGTCAAACAGAAGCGGCCCGGCCCCTCGTGAGTCAAGGGCCGGGCCGGTGCTGACGGTATGCATCCCGCCGCATCACGCGCTGGTCAGGTCATGCCCCTGGGGAGCCAAGGGTTTCAGGTCGCGGCAGGCCACTCCATCTCTCTGACCATCCATTCCGTACTTCCGGACCTTGGAATCCGGCGGAGAGGTTGACGCGCCTTCGGAGAACGGGAGAGTGAATCAGGGGAATCGATTACAGTCGCCCCCCTGATTCACTCCTATCCCGAAGTCATGTCACCTCATACCGCTCCCTTGCAACCTCACGCCATGACTGAGTCGCATGCACGTATCGCATGGCTTGCCGTCCCGATGTGCCGGAACCGAGTGGGCCAGCCAGCCTTTCGGCACGACGTACTGGGTCAAGTCGTACATGCCCACTCCGGCATCCGCTTCCGTGTCGTACAGGAACGCCCACTCCTGACCGAACAGCATGATGGCCCGTAGCCGCGAAAAGTGATCGTCTCCGGACGTTCCCAGATCGACGAAGCGATTCGCGAGGTTCGTTCCGTCCTGCGCATTGTGGCTCAGCCCGAACGTGACGATCATGAGATCGTTCCGAGTGGCACTTCCAGAACGCCGAACGAATCCTCACCCGAGACCGGCGGTAGATCGATCGATTCGGGGATCTGAGCGATCCCCTTGTCGTCGTGCCCGAACAGCGTGATCGCGCCATCCTTACAGCCCTTGAATCCGGCCGGAACAATGACCCGGAGGGACACGGTCCCCTTGCAGAGATGCACACCGACGACCGGGCAGCGCTCGCCCGCGATCATCGCGTAACCCTCTTCGCGCAACTCGACGAATTCCTCACTCATGCGAATGCTCCCTAAGCCTGCGGGCTGTCTTTGATGGGCCGAACCGGCCGGGGCAAGCGCTCGCTCTCCGGAATCTCATCCATGGCCTGCGTCGGCCGATCGTCGACCTTCGGGGCCCGCTTGCCGATCGTCTGCCACTTCGGCCTCGGGTTGTCCTGATTCCAGTCGGCCGCGTCGTGCTCGCGCCGCTCGTTTCCAGCGACGAGTTGAGCCCGCAGTTCTTCGATCGATTCGGAGAGGTGCTCCTCGTCGCTGGCCGGTCCGTTCAGGATGAACTCGGCCACGTAAGTAACCTCCCACGCCTGCGTCTCGCCGACCGCCTTGCCCGGCCCGATGCCGCCTGGCATGATCCGGACCGATCGCAGGGCCTGGGCCGCCGCGCCGATGGCAGCATACCGGGCCTGGGCCTCTGGCGAGAGAACTTCCAATGGATCGAGTGCCACGCGATTCTCCTTCCGTAGTAACGAAACCACCGCACACGACTGCGTCCTGCACGTTGCGCCCCATAGGCGACTCGCACGCCCTGTAGTCTGGTCGGTCCGGGGCCTGGTCTCGCCGAGGACTAGTGCGTCTCCCGGTCGATTCCGTTGTGACTATTATGCACCACCTGTAGGCTCGCGTCAAGCCCCGATGGCGAGCAGAACGAGCAGACCGGTCGCGAGCAGTGTGATGGCGATCGTTGCCGCGATCGACCACCGGGCCTGCCTGATGATCCGCTTCCGCTCCTGGGCGAAATAGGCCGCCATTTCCTGCGGTCGTCCTGCATACCGGGCCTCGATCCCGGCCGCCGTCTCTTCCATCAGCCCATCGCCTTCTTCCATCTGTACGCCTTGCTCTCAGCGGAACGCCTTGTCCCACCGTCTCTTTCGTGGATCTCGTCGATCGTCATCGGGTTTTCGGTGCCTGCCCGGAGCAGGAAGTCCTCCTTCGTCGCCGACGGCGCCGTTGTCACCGGAGCGGTCGCCCGCCGGGGCCGGGCCGCCTCCGAGGCCATCACCACGGGCCGTACGTAATCCGGCTCCGGTTCCACGTGAAACATCGGGACCGGAGGATCATTAGTCACAAGGACTGCGGCAACCGGAAGGGCTGCGGTTGCCTCGGGCAGTAGCACGACGGCCGAGATCACCATCAGCCCGTCGATGCCCAGCGGCAGGATGTGCGCCGAGAGGTGATCGAACGACCAATCGAGCAAGAGGGCCTTCTGGTCCAAGTAAGACGTGATCGCGAAAACGGCAGCCAGAGTAGCGAACGCGGGCCAGAGGAACCACCGTCGCCCGCCCTGGATCTTCGCCGTGGTGAGGATCCGGAGCGCGACGAACAGGAGGATCGGGATGAAGCCAGCCACCGCGACCGGTCCCATGCCGTGCTTACGATGGCTGGCTTCCGTCGCGTTCGCCGCGATGGACAGGCCGATCCCGAGCAGTTCGCCGATCACAGCCCATCCACGCGGTGAGATCTTCACCCCTTGACCTCCTGAAGTTCCGAGACGATGGTGAGCAGCCGACGGACAGTCTTCGTCTTCATCTTCAGCACGTCCGTCCCGGACGACTCGGCCAGCGCGAACGCCCCGAAGACCTTGGACACGAACTCGACATCATCGGGAGAGAGGACGCGCGGCACCTCCCTGATCTCGACCGTGCTGACGTGCCGGATCACCTCGACCGGATCGCTCGGCCCGGCGGCGGGCTGATAGTCGCCCATCTCTCGCCCCCCGACGAACTCCGGCGCTACGTAGACGTAGTAGCCGTCCCGCTTCTCGGTCAGTCGGGCCAGGTGGCCGGTCTTGTGCAGAACGCTGCACGCCCCCGACGTCTGGCCGTGTCCCCACGCGAATGGTCGCTGCAATTCCTTCGACGTCGCTCCGACGGTACCCTTGTCCCTGATGAACGCGATGGTGGCCGCCTGGCGAGCCGTGGTCGTGCTGGATTCGTCCTCTCGCTCCTGCTGTTCACTCTCCCGACGGCTCTTGCCGCCGTACGGAAGTTCGGCCTTGTGATCGAACATCGGATCAGTCATGGAATCTCCTTCGATAAGCGCCATACGATCTCGGATCGTCCGGGACCGGTCTTTTCCGTCCACCATTCGTAGCGCACGCCAGGATGCTCGTCGCGATAATTCGCAGCGACCTGAGCATGGACGAACGGCAGGTCCTTCGATGTGATGTCGCCACGTACGTTGAGCAGGGCTTCGATCACTTCGGTCGCATCCTCATTGAACATGTGACCATCATGCACTAGAGCGATCTTGAAGTCAAGATCGCTTCGGTGGTCCGGGGCAGAGGATGCGCTGATGGATCGGCCAGGCTTTCGCGCTGACGTTCGTCCGGCAGGCGGCGCAGTAGACCTGACCCGACTTGCTCTGCTTGCCACTCATCGGTGCCTCCACTTCAACGGCTGGTGGCAGGCGGCGCAAGTGGCCGTCCGCATCCGCTCGGTCAGTCGGTGCCGCTCCCATTCATGATCGCAGCCGCAGACCCCGATCCACGGCTTCAGCGGCATCACCGTGTCGGCCGCGCTGTAGCACCGTTCGCCGGTGTGACCGACCTCTCTGGCCATCGCCTGCCATTCCTTGTCGTGACCGTGGCGTGTCCCGACGAGCGCGTGGGCGATCTCGTGCCGGATCGTCTGCTCGATCCGGTCGAGCGAATTGTTCTGGACGAAGTGCCGGGACAGAGTGATCTTCCGTTCCCGGCCGCGCGTGCAACCGGCTCGACTTCGGGCATTGTCAAACCCGAGGCCCCATCTGGGGAGCAGGCCGAACTGATTCATCAGGCGCAGGGCCAGCGACCTGGCTTCACGTTGTGTCGTCATAGTGACCATCATGCACCACTAGTAGACGAGTTGTAAAGGGTTCGTTCGGGCCCTGTCGCGGAAAAAAATCTGAACCACCGAACGCCCACCCACGATCCTGACCTGGGGAGTTGACACCTCTTCTACAACTGGTGCATGATGGTCTCACACCGAAGACGTCCCCCACGAACGGGAGTTCACATGGACCAGGCCGACCTGCTGCTGAAGTCTATCGACGTCGATCACAAGGCCGTGGTCGAGGTCAAGGCCACGAACGAAGAGTGGTCCGCACTGCTCACTGCTCACACCCGGCTCTGCGAGATACTGGAGAACAGCACCAATCCGCTCGATCGGCTCGGGGCCGCCTGCGGCATCAAGTACGGCATCGAGATCGCCGAGTCCCTGCTGACCCAGGCCGATCCGCCCCTGTTTCAGGACGCGGCCGACATGACCTCGACCACCACCGTCCCCATCACGGCCGCCGCGCTCGTCGCCGGGGCCGTCTCGCTGGCTGCCTTCGCGTCCGAGATGGATGCGGCCGGACCGATGCCTGACAACGTCAAGCACGGCGAGGCCGTAATGCGCTCGGCTATCAAGACTTTCGCCGAGCAGGCCATGGTCACCCCTGCGAGCAAGGAGAACTGAGTGATGGAAGAGATGACCAGCCAGGACCGGATGATGCTCGCCGTCCCAGTCGAAATGACGATGCGCATTCTCGGCGAGGACGAGAAGGAGATCACGCTCACGGCGACCGAAGCGGAGTGGATCTGCCTCACCGCCAGCATCGATCTCGTCGCCCAAGCGAGCGAGGCCGCCGGTGAGGAGATGACGCACTCCTCCGCCATCATGCTGGCGGAGGAGATGAACGACCTCATCTTCCACTCCAGCGAGCCCCGGATTGTCGCGGGCGAGCCGAAGCAACTCGACCGGAAGGTAGCGATCAAGGGTCCGCAGGGTACTTTCTTCTCGGCCACGACCTTGCTGGCCCGAGCCCTGATCGAGGTCCAGACGGACAACCTCGATTCTGAGATCGTCCGCCATCTCAGCCGGGCGTGGGCCACGTTCAAGGGGCAGTGGATCGAGATCGAGCCCATGTTCGGCGGGGGACTCGACTAGTTCATGAGCAGCCCGCTGCCCCGGTCGCTCCGGATGCAGATCCTCGACGCGCACGCCGTCGGGGATCGCGTGAAATGTGCGCACTGCCAGTCCCTCTTCCCACGGGACGAGGTGCAGGTCGACCACATTCTCCCGGAGCACCGGGGCGGCGGGCATGAGCCGGAGAACCTTCAGCCCCTCTGCTACCCGAAATCCGGGCCGTCCTGCCATAAGGAAAAGTCCGCAGAAGAGGCCGGTGCCCGCGCTACCGCGCGGAGGAGGGCTAACCGTAACCCCATCCGCGTCATCATCCCGGCGCTGACCGCGAGTGCGGGCGGATACCTGCTCTACCTCACCTATCTTCAGGCCCAGGGCAGGCCGATCGCTCCGGCGCTGCACCTTCTGCATCAGGTGACGATGTGGTGGAACGTCGTGCTGCTCGCTCTCTACCTGGCCTATGGGTTGGCCCACGCCTCTTTCGGCCAGGACGACACCCCGGAGGTGGTGAAGCCGACCGGCGAGACCCCGGCCCAGCGCATCGCTGCTGCGGTCCGAGCCGAGATGGGCGACAAGGGATACGTCAAGGTCTACCCGACCGGCACGCCGACCGATGGCGCTGGTCGTCTCGGATTCAAGGTCACCTATCGGAGCACCGACTTCGCCGACCGGGACGACAACGCGAAACTGAAGGTGCAGGAACGCATCTCGGCCAAGATGGGCGGCCGGTGGCGTTGCGACTGGAACGAGCAGGAGGACTGGTTCTACACCGAGAAGAGGCCCGAACTTCCCGCCCGGATCGACCACCCTGGCATCGCGCCGGGCAAGCCGTGGCATCTCCTGCCGATCGGACCCTCGACCATCGTCAACCTGAAGGTCGCGCCGCACGTGCTCGTCATCGGTGCCACCCTGGCCGGTAAAACGTCGATCTTCCGGAGCATGATCATTGCTTGCGCCGACGCTGCCGCCAAGGGCGAGATCGAACTCATCCTTTTCGATCCAAAACGCGTGGAACTAATCGGTTTTCGTGGCTGGCCGGGCATCAAGGCCGTTCTGACCGAAGACGATCAGATGTACGGCATGCCCATGGAGATCGAGCGAGAGATGGAACGACGGCAGCGGGCCGTGGAGCATGAGGGCGCGAAGGTCACTGAGTTCACGCCGTGGATCGTCATCATCGACGAGTACCGCGAGTACGTGAAGCGGATGGGCCGCTACTCCATCCGGACGAACAAGCGCAAGACGATCTCCAGCCCCATCGAGCCAATCGAATCCATCGCTACGCTCCTGGCGATGGCGCGAAAGTTGTGGATCCACATCATCATCGGGACGCAGCGGCCGGACGCGAAATGGTTCGGCGGCGACGCCCGCGACAACTGCCCCGGCCGGATCAGCGTCGGCCCGCTCAGTCGGGACGCGGCGATGATGCTGTACGGCAAGGCGACCGTCGGCCGTGACATCCCGCTGGAACTGAAGGGACGCTTCACTTATCAGATGAACGAGGGCGGATACGCAGAGGATCAGGGATTTTTCGTGCCCGATCCTACCGACGCCGAAGGCGAGAACACCGAGCAGGACTGGGCACTACTACACAGATTGGGCATGCCGTAATGGGAGATCAGCAGCAGGGCGACTGTTTCATGGCGAAGCCGTTCAGCGTCATTCCGATCCTGGCGCGCCTCGGTATCGTTCCGCCGCGCGCCGTAACGATCTGGGCAATCCGCATCTACCAGAAGCATTTCAGCCGTCACACCAAGACGTGCGGGCGGCATCCCGGATGTAGTCAGCGCGGCATCGAAGCGGTCCGGACGTACGGATCACGGGACGGCCTCATCCGCGTCATTGAGGGGAAATCATGAGCGACAGCATTAACTTTCCGGTCGAGTCGACGCAGGACGACCTGCGCATCGGTCTGAGTCGGATTCTGGACACCTACAGCGTCGGCCCGATCGACAGTGGCAAGGTGTCCGACGGCCACCACACGTTCGATGAATTGTACCAACACCGTGCCGTCCTGTTCGCCGTCGTGACGGCCCTGTCGGCGCAGCGGACGTGGCGCTCCAAGGCGCACGAAGACGGATCGATGTTCGATGGCATGTTCATCGTCGGCATGAACACGGCCGGTGGTCCGATCTCCTACCACATCGAGGCCGCCTACTGGGAAATGTTCGATCATTGCGAAACCATGGACGCGGCTCCGCATTATGACGGCTACAGTCCGGCCGACGTCGTCGATCGCCTGGCCGCTCACGTCGGGATGATCCAGAACATCATCGAATCGGTTCGTGCGTCACGCCGATCGACTCCGACGAACGCGGGCGGTCCGAGAGTTGTAAACCACGAGTCGTTTGGTGTATGATGGTCACAGAGCAGGCGGGGATCTGCTCCTGATCTAGGAGGTCGACGTGGGGTTTTTCATCAACAAGGGTGCTCGCCCGCAGATGGGTCCGAAAGTGTCCCGCTGGGCCAGCCCGAAGAAGAAGATCAAGGCCGAGCATCAGCACCGATCGAACGAGAACGGCCGAAAGTACAACGAGAAGTTGCGGAACGGGAAGGATTGGACGCGCTGACGGCCCTACCCGAGGTCACGTGCCTGCCCTGCAACAAGTACAAGACTGCCAACATGGCGAAAATGGCGGCGCGGGCCGCCATTTGCTATCCGAAATGGCTGAAGTACCTGAAGGGCAACATGAAGCACGACAAAAAGAGGGGATTCTACAAATGATCTTCAAGTGTTCATGTGGGCGCAAGTTCAATCTGCCGAAACAGGCTCTCGCGTGGGGCATTCATCACGCGCTCACAGGCCACAAGGGACCGAAACCACCGAAGCAATAGGAGTTTACGATGGGCAAGCACAGCCAGGACAGTCCGGGGCGACGTAAGGGCGATCCGTATCCTCCGGCGAAGGTGAAGTGTCCTTCGTGCGGCAAGGACATCACCAACGGAGCGATTCCGAAGGCGATCCATGCCGGGGTCTGCAAGGGGACGAAGCGATGAGGCGCCCAGGCTGCCACGAATGGATCACTCCACCATGGAAGATCTTTCAGCACGCCAAGACCTGCCCGGGAGAGGTGAAATGATCCAAAACCAGATCGACCACATCGCCATCGTCATGGACGCGTCCGGCTCGATGTCCGGCCACAAGCGTGACGTGATCAAGGTCGTCGATGGCCAGATCGAATACCTGGCGCGACGTTCCAAGGATCTCGACCGCGAGGTTCGAGTCAGCGTCTACACGTTCGACAAGGACGTTCGATGCGTGATCTTCGACAAGGACGTCCTGCGCCTGCCGTCGATCGCGAACCTGTACAGCATCGGCGACATGACCGCGCTGATTGACGCGACGGTCCAGAGTCAGGAGGATCTGGCGAGAACCGCAACCATGTACGGGGATCATGCCTTCCTGACCTTCGTCGTGACGGATGGGCTGGAGAACGCGTCGCGGGACAACGACCCTAAAGATCTCGTTGTCCTACTCGCTACGCAGCCGGACAACTTCACCCTCGCGACCCTCGTGCCAGATCACCGGAGTCTGGACAAGGCCCGGCAGTACGGCTTTCCGGCCGACAACTGCGAGATCTGGGACGCGAAGTCGAGCGCTGGCGTGGCTCACGTCGGGTCGGTGATCCAGCGCGCCACCGACAACTTCATGACCATGCGGGCCACGGGCGTTCGCGGCACCCGCACCCTCTTCTCGACCGGCCTGGACGCGCTGAACCCGCAGACCGTTGCGGCAGCCGCGCTCGTTCCGATCCCGAAGAAGGCTTACCACGACCTGAGGGTCGGTCAGGTTGGCGAAGTGATCGCTCCGTTTGTGACGCGGTACGTCGGGTCGTTCAGCCGGGGAAAGTCGTTCTACCAGTTGACGAAGCGCGAAACGATCGGCTGGAAGAAGGCCGTCATGATCGAGGAGAAGGCGACCGGCAAGGTCTTCGGTGGCCAGGACGCGCGCCACCTGATCGGCCTGCCGGATCGCGAAGGCATCACGATGTCGCCGACCGACAACCCGCTCTACACCGTGTTCGTCCAGAGTCAGTCCGAGACGCGGAAACTCGTTTCGGACACCAGGGTCCTGGTGATGAAGTGAGTTTCCGATTCGAGCGCCGACTTCCGAAGCGCTGCGTCGCAACGGAATCCGGCGGCTGGCGTTGCGAGCGAGAGGCTGGCCACGACATACCCGGCCTGGCCGAGAGCCTGTTTCGGCCGAAAGGCACAGGCCACTGGCCCGTGGGCACCTGGCCCATCCGACCCATGGGACAACGATCCCTGGACATCCTGAAATAGCAGAAGGCCCGGACGGTTTCCAATCGTCCGGGCCTTCGTCATGCCATTTCAGCAGCGACCCCCACATAGGGCAGGATCAGTATCCGTTCGCTGCCTTCCAGTTGTCAAAAGCAGACCGGAGTTTCCCGGCCTTGCTGATCTTCGAGAGGATCGACTTCTCCCACGCGTTCCCGGCCGTCACCAGTGCTGCGTCAGCACCGGACGGCACGGGCGTCACCGGGTCCGGCACGGGCGGGGATGACGTGAGCGGGACGAACATCGTGCAGTCCCCGTCCTCGGATAGAAGCCGCTTCATGGTGGCTGAGTCGAGACGGAACGAACCGGCCGCGCCCCAGCCGGTCCCCCAGGAATTGTCGGCCAGGAGTTCCCCCGTCGGGTCGTCGTAGCCACGGATCACGAACTCGTGCCCGCCCTCTACCGTGTCGCCTTTCGGGATCGTGACGAGCCCACGCCCGTCCGGGTTGAACATGTTGCTGTACCAGTTGACGCCGACAATGACGGGCTGCTTCTGCACGGCCGCCATGAAGTCGTCGAACGAGAAGGTGTGCAGGTATCCGCTGATGAAACCGGCCTGCTTCGCGGCCTTGGCTACCGAGAGCCCGTCAGAACCCGTGTCGTTCGGCGGATAGGTGCCGCTGTACCCGTCCAGTTCGGTCGCCTTGGAGTAGAGGGCCAGGGCTTCGGTTTCATCCCCGGAGAACGTCGGGTGCAGCGCCACGGCCGGTGCGTAGAAGTCACCGGTCCCGATGTGGCCGGTCGCGGCGTTGCCGGTGCAGGAGCCAAGGTCGCCCTGATCCAGGATCGGGATGTACCGCTCGTGCAGCACGCTCTTGTAGGTCACGGCCACCGGGGCCCGGAACGCGAAAGCCCGGCTGCGGCTGTCGTGGTTCACATGACGGCCGAGCCGGGGATCGCTACTGTCGATTGTCTTTCGGGTCACCGTGAAGGATTCGCTCATGAGCGCATGGTACGACCTACCGCTGTGCGAATCCTAAGCGCCGTCGATCGAGTCGGTCTCAGGCAGGCGGCACATATCCATCGGTCGAGATCGGAATGCCAGTCTCGGGTGAAACCGGCGCGACCGGAGCAGCCTTCGCAGACCGGCTCAAGCGCAAGGTCGTCGTCGGGCTCAGGGCCATTGTTCCCCACGGCTTTTCGCCTCCTCGATCTTCTTGTGCAGCGGCGGATAGACGGCGAACCATTTCCCGTTCGAGTTCCGCTCGACCGGATATCGCTCCACTTCCGTAGGGAACGTCCCGCCGGTCGTCGTCGGATATACCCAATGCTTCGCTCCCTTCGCGATGACGACCTCTCGGCCGTCCATCGGGCCTCCGAGCACGACTGCGTCTATGCGGTTCATCTCTTCCTCTCGGCGGATTGTAGGTAGCGGACACAGCGATCAGCACGACGCCGGTCCCGATGTGCAGCCAGGACGAACCGGGCAGGACATCGGAAAGGAACGTCAGCCAGAGGAGTTCGCCACCGGCAACGGTCCCGCAGGTGCAGACGAAAAACCTGCTCCGCCAGGCCACTCCGGTCACCAACCCGGACAGCATGGCCCCGTACAGGGCGACGGCGAACTCGTCCATTATTTTCCTCTCCTCGGTTCGTAGTGTTCGATCGTGGTGGGGAAGGCAGCGGCCAGGATCTCGACCACGCGGGACACCTCCTCGAAATCACCGACGGCCAGGAGGTGTCCGGCATGCCTGGCCAGCAGGACCATCTTCTGCCGCATCCGTTTCGCCGCGTCCGACTCGTCAACAACAGCCACCCGCTTGACCCGTTCTATCGGCAGGGAGCGGGGGTCGATCTTCTTCTGTGTCTCCAGCCTGACGCCATCCCCTTCATGGGCAATGACTTTCGCCTGGATCGTCCGGTGTTCGGCGTGCCCGTAGCGGCTGTAGGAGATCTGGACCGTATTGCCGACCATCAGGGCCCACGGGAACTTCGGCGGGCTCATCAGGAACGGCTGCCCATCGTCCGAAACGTGCAGGAGAACCTCGATCGCCCCCCGCTGGCCGATGAACGGTATGTGCAGTCGCCAGGCCCGCGCTCGTGGCGCTCCGTCGGCAAGGGAGATGACCAGTTGGGCCGGTTCGATATCCGGTACGGATTGGTCGGTTTCGGATGGGATCGCTTCCGAGCGGGGGTGCGAGTGGTAGACGGCGATCAGGGATTCGTCCCGCCCGTCCGCCTCGGCGAAGGCCGAGAGTATCCCGTCCGGATTCATGACGAACGATCCGGCCGGGTCAATCGCTGTGTTCTCTACGGCGACGACTCGATCGCCGACACCGTTCTTGCCGAAAATGTATCCGCACGACTCAACGTCACGGTTGTGCAGGCAGTGTGCCGATGCGGCTTGCAGCGCTGCCGCCGTGATCGAGAGGGGCGTGTCGTCCGGTCTGGTCAATGAATCCTCCGAGCATGCTCAATGCCATCAGCAACCCGGTTGCAGCCAGCGTGACGAACACCAGCCGCTCGCCGAAGTTGAGGTGGCGACGATCTTTCGACGTGCGCAGGTTACCGACCCTGATCCGACGTTTCGTCATCGGGTAGAGGATGCCGACTCCCTGCACAGTGAGCATGTCTTCCAGGATGTGACTTGTCCAGCCAACGGAGAAAGCGACGGCCCAGGCGACCGGGGCGGCCTGCGGCAGGGCGATGAAAGGCTCGGCCAGGAGGAGCAGACCCAGCACGATCAGGCCGGACAGCGGGATCGAGAGGAGGCTGTGCGTCCCCTGCCGGTGCCCACCGACAGCCCTGCCGAGACGCTTGGCAATCCACGGCCCGCCGGTGAACGAGTTGGACCAGGTTGAGTGGACGTGATCCATGTCCGGCCCGAGGGATCCCCACAACGCGAAGGCCGCACCCACGACCCGGACGGCCGCCGGTGCCGGGACGGCCGGAGCGACCAGTTCCCAGGCGACGACGCCGCCGAGCATGTGGGTGCGGCCGAGCATTACGCTTCCACGTTCCAGATCATGACCGGCACACCGGCCATCTCACCGGTCCGGGCGAACCCGGTTCCGAGTTCCCGGATGCCGTACTCTTCGACCTTCGGCTCGAAACCCAGCGCGTTCGCGAGGTGCTGCCGGATCCCGGCGTCGTTCACCAGGACGGACACGCCGTTGTCACGATTCCACTGGACCGTCGAGATCCCGTCCATCAGGTGCGGGCGACGCTGCGCCTCGGAGACGATGGCGAGTTGGATGGAGACGCCGGTCAGAATGTTGGCCGGGTCGGAGTTGACGATCGTGAGGTGCGAGCGCTCGCCAGCGGTCTTGGTTCCCATGGGGACCTCTTCCTGTCCGAGGAATGATTCAGTTGCGGAACGAGATCTTCCCGACGATCTCTCGTAGGGCTTCGTCTTCGCCCATGTGACCATTATGCACTAACTGGGCGGAGTTGTCAACTCTGCAACGGAGACGTATGGGTCCCGGGTGAGAGACGTCTCCACGGCCGCCCAGATGTGCTCGCCGCAGACCTGCATGCCGCAGACCAGGTGCCGGGCCAGGGAATAGTCACAGACCTCGCAGCGGTTCACAGAAAGTCCCGAAGGTCGATCGGGACGAGAGCCCGATGCACGAAGCGGACGTCGGCGCCTGGGTACAGCCTGTCGGTCAGCCGTCTCGCGAGAACCTTGCTTACGTTGCACTGCGGCGACTTCCCGGCGAAGATGTAGCCGAGTGTCGGATGAACTGACCACCACGAGTCCCTGACGATCTGGACGTAGATCGCATTCGGTGAATCGAGCAGGTCCTCGTGCGAGACGAACCGCAGGGCCCGCTCCTCCGACCTTGACGTGAACCAGTTCGTCGGGATCTTTCCGGCGACCAGCGTCGTTTCGTTGTCCATCAGTGTGAGCCCTTCCGCTTCTTCCCGAACACGATCTTCGGCTTCGGGGTCTTCGGGATGGAGCGGACGATCTTCGTCTTGACGGCCTTGCCGCCGACCCAGGTCTGCTCCTTGTAGCCTCCGTCATCGGCCATCAGCGGTTCTTCCGCTTCCAGAGGATCTTCGGCAGCGCAACTACCGTTGAAGCGAGATGCGTGCTGTTGCGATGGAATTGAAGTTCGATGTTCGTGTCGAACGAGTTGCCGCAGTTGCACTTGAACAGGCCACCCATGAATTCCTCCTCGGTCGGGTAGGGCAGGGGATCATTCAGCACTTCGGATCGATCACGGTCGAGACGGACCCGTAGGATCGGTCGTTCTTGAAGACGACGGTGCCCCTGATGCCGGGCGCGATGCACTTGGTTGCCAGATTGCTGAAGCCGTCCGGCATCTCGATCACAGTGGCCGGATCGGAGTTGGCGTGAGCCGAGCGCGGCGCGTCGTGGAACGGTTCGGACACCTTGTTGTCGCAGGAACCCGCCGAAAGGAGCACGACGAGGCTGACCAGCCCGGCCGAGCCGAGGGCGATGGGACGAATCTTGCGGTTGCGGATCTGCACGCTGGCCTCCGTTGAGTTCGCCTTGGCTTGCGTGACCAGTATGCACCACCTGTAGAAGAGTTGTCAAGCGTGCGAGCGTCGACGAATGCAGGTCCGACACTGACGTCCCTCGCCGTCTGGTCGCCAGTACGTATTCTCCTGGGTCCACTCATGTCCGTACAGGCAGTGAGTCTTTCGGGCATTCGTAGCGGAAGCACCAGTGCCACGCAGGATGTTCTCCAGATTAGTTACCTGCTGGAGGTGGAATGGGTTACCGCAGGGCCGATTGTGACAGAGGTGACCAATCGTCATGTCCTCGATCAGGGGACCAACGAACTCGCTATACGAAACGCGATGAACGTACTCAGTTATACCTTCGTACCGAATCACACCATAGCCAGCAGAGTGTTTCGATTTTGAGTATTCCCAGCAGCCGGAAGATTTCACTACGAATCGAAGCAATATTCGTTCTCGTAGTGAAGTATCTGGAGAAAATCTCCGTAGATTTCTACGCGGATCGTCGGTTAGCAGCGATGATAGGTCCGGCGGGAGGCTCCTCCATGTAGGCAACGGCTTTCCTAAGAAGATCAAGGCTGTCATGGGCCGCTCCTAACAACTCGTGGTTACAACGAGAGCATAGCAGACCTCGCACCTCTTGAGTCGTGTGGTCATGGTCAATTGCAAGTCGCTCAGAACGAGGCCGTCCACCACAAATTCCACACTTACCACCCTGCGCCTTGAAGATCGCCGCATATTCATCGGCGGTGATTCCATACGTCCGCTGAATCATTCCGGCGTGGGCCGAGACGGAGGTGCAGGTCCGGCAGCGGGACGCGGTCTTGCCGCAATCCTTCAGCAGCACGAACGATTGACAACCGGCGCACCAGCGGCGTCCTGCGGGCCATGCCGATGTCGGGACGCGTTCGGCGTGCAGTGGTTTCGGGACGGCCAGGGAGCGTAGCCGGGCCGCCTTCTGCCGAACCTCGATCGGTTGCGTCCGGAGCCAGCACTCCTCGCACTTCTGGCCGCCCGGTCGGCGGGTGCCGTGGCTACAGGTCATGCATGGCTTCGTGGACACATCGAGAGCATAACGAAAACACCGGCCCCGCCCAACATTCTGAGCAGAACCGGTGCTGACGTTCATCTCGATCAGATCGCGTCGGCGTCCTCGTCGATCTCCTCGTCCTCCGGGAACAGCGGGTCCTGAGTGACCGTTGCGCCGCCGACCGGCATGCTCTGAAGCCAGGCCCGCTCGCTCTCCAGTGCGACCTTCTGAGCGTTCAGGCTGGAGGCCGGATCCTGGGCCTTGGCCAGGAGTTCCTTAGCCTTCGCGAGCGACTTCTCCCGCTGGGCAACCGTGGCCGTCAACTTCTCGACCTTGTCCCCGTCGGTGTCGCCCTTGTCCGCGATCTTGGCCGTGATGGCGTCGATCTTGGCCTGGTTCTTCGAGAGCAGGTCGGCCTGCTTCTCCGCTGCGGTCTTCGCCATGATGTGTTGCCTTTCGGTTGAAATGGCTTGGGGGTGCCCCGTGTGCGCACGGTACGGGGCCGGACCGCCTAGGTGGCTCATTCGCTACACCTTGTCGGGACTCTCGTCCGGAACGCAGACCTAGAAGGGCGGTTCGTCCGTACCGGGGTAGTCGCTCTCGTCCGACTCGACCTTGGCGCTCTCGGCCGCGATATAGTCCGCGACGACCTTCTTCGACGCGGCGTCGGCCGGTCGCAGCGAGACGTCGAAGATATTCTCCTTGCCCTTCGCGTTCGGCCGCACCTCGACCAACTTCACCGTGAGGTACATGCCGACCTGGGGGGGCTGGTTGCTCTTGAGACCGGCAGCCTTTCGGGCCGCCGTCATGCCCTTGCTGGCCGACGCGCCCTTGACGAAGTACCGGCGCAGCCCGTCGTCCTCAACGCCGTCCTCGGTCCGGCGCTTTTTGGCGTTGAGCGACATCTGCTCATTGCTCTTGAAGTCCGTCTTGACGTAGTGGACAGCGTGGGTCTTCTGACGCAGGTCCGCGTCCGTTTCACCAGCCTTCAGTGGCCAGTAGTCCGGGTCGCCGCCGACCTTGGTGGAGAACTCCGTCTCGTACGAGACGTCGGGGGCGTTCACGTCGACCGGCAGGAGCACGCCGCTGAAGCCGTCGCCGGGCCGGGGGGAATCCCAGGAAATGATCGGCGGTCCACCCGAAGTGTCGCCGTAGAAATCGCCGGGTCCAGTGCTCATTTGCATTCCTTCTCTTCGGACTGTTCGGAAGCGTTCCGATGCGTCTTGCTGAACGAGTTCAGTCTACAGGTTCGCGAGTGCATGTCAACTGCTCAGTCGATCTCGCGACACCACTTCACCTTCTGCGGATCTGTGTCGATCATCGCGAGCACGGTGGCGACAGCGTGCACTTCCGGCCGATCAGAAGGCAATCGCCAGGTTCGGTACACACGGCCACCGAACGTAACTCGACTTGCCACATATTCAGTCGTAACAGCCGCAACCGTCTTGCCGTCTTCCGCGAGATAGTCAATCGGACCGGCCAGCGTCTGTACGGAAAGGCGAGGCGCATCAGGACTGGCCCCCTGGCGTGTCTCACCGTTGGCCGGGCCGCCGACGACTAGCCGCAGGTCGCTTCCCCGAAACGGCCGGTCCGTTCCGCTCCCCATCGGCAGCATCGTTGGCATGCTCTGCTCGATCGGCTTCTCGTACATGACCGGTCCTCTCGAATGCTGCGTCGATCCAGTCGTTCTCGCGGGTCTTACATTCGTCGTGCGTGTCCCAGCCCAACTTGTCGAACTCTTCGATGATCACGATGGCGACGTGCATGGAACGCGACCCGCTCGCCGTCTCATCCAAGACTTCGCGCATGATCGCGTCGAACGCGTCGGACAGGTCCCTACCCATCGGACTTCGCCATCCGGTTGTAGACGTTGAAGATGTGCTCGTCCAGTTGATCGACGGCCGTCCCGTTGTTGTCCGAGAGGTGCTCTACGGCCGCGAGTGCAGTCAGGGCCACGTCGAGCAGTTCCTTCCGGACGTCCTCGATCGTGTGCGTCACGCCCTTGCGAGGATTCTGCCCGGTCATACCTATCAGTGCGGCCCCGACTTCACCGACCTCCTCGGACAACTTGGCCGTCGTACGCAGGAGCAGATTCTCCAGCGCCGACTTCCCGGCATTGGCCGGGGCCTCGTCGATCCACTTGCTGATGTCCGTCAACCGGCCGCCCATCACAAGCGACAAATCCTTTTCGTACGTTGGGTATCCCATCAGATTCCTTCCGCGAGCAGGCGGACCTGCTCCATTCGGTTCTCTCCGGCCAGCGTGTGCTGGGGGAGCCAGAGCGAGCGGTGCTTGTGCCACACAGCGTTCAGTTCGTCGCGGGTGTTGCACGCCTCGATCTCGGGCGTGAAGTCAGGCTGGGTCTCGAACTGAACGGCCCAGTTCTTCTTGGCCTGATACTCCTGAAGTTCGACCCGTAGCGGCAGGCCCTTCTCCCACGCCTGGCCGATGTTGATCCATTCGAGATGGGCCTCACCGGAACCGGCGGGGAGCCGGACGATGATTCCCCGGCACAAGCAGACGTCCGGAAGGTCCGTGCGCAGGCCGGTGCTCGGGTCGTAGTAACGGCCGTGCGCGTAGATGCCCAACTGCATCGCCATCCCGGCCTTGCCGAAGGCGGACCGGCCGGTCTTCAGGTCGAGGATCCGGTTGTGCTTACCGCAGATGTCGCAGGGTATCCAGTAGTAGACCAGGCGATCGAAAGTCCCTGCGGCCCGGTACATGTCCTCGACGACGAAGCACTCGACGTCGAGGATCTTGAAGTCTTTCGTGGCGCCGATCCATGCCGGGATGTCCCGCTCATACTCATCGGGCAGGAATCGAATCGGTAGGCCGAGATCGTGCCGTTCCGTCAGGGCGTGGACGGCGGTCCCCTCTCTGGCCGATTCATCCGTTCGGGCCAGTTCGAGCGCCTTCTTCACGAGGCCGTTCTGTTTCCGACGATCCTCCGGATCGACTGCGGCCCACTCCAATTGGAGCGTCTTGCTCATCGCCGTGCCCTCGGCGGCCTTCCGCTGATACCAGAGTTCCAGCATGTGCCGGTTGTCGAGGATGTCGCCAGCGCCGGATGGTCGCATGTACGACCGGAGCACCTTGTCCCGCTTGGACATGGTGTCGGGCATGACCATTCCGGGCGGAAGAATCCTCGGCCAGTCATTACCGTCGCGGGGAACGCGATCTTCGGTACGATCCGGCCGCTCGAACGGGTCATCCTCGGCGCCGTAGAAATCGTCCGGCTTGTCGAACAGTGCATCAGTCTTCATGTGGTCACCTTCTCGCCAGCCACCGACAGTCTCTCCAGCAGTTCAGCGACCTCGTGTTCGGCCAGAACCAACTCGACCTCATGCGTAGATGCCCTGCCATCGGCCAGGATTCGGGGTCGGACGTGCCCGACGCCGTGCATCGCGAGCCGGAGCGACGCGAGCATGGTCCAGACCTTCTCCGGGACGTCCGACAGGGCCAGCGTCGGTTCGGGCGCGGTGAGGGTCTGGTTCTTCAGGAGGGCGTTCTCGTCCAGAACGGTGCTCATGTTCTTCATGTGCTTGGCGATCCGCAGCCGACGATCCGACTCCTGCGCCTCCTGCATGAGCATGGCGGCGGCTTGGTCCGTGGTCACGGTCTGGTCGCCCGGTCCCGCGTCCTGGCGGGCGGCAGCCAGGTATGAATAGGTCTCGCTGACGAGGTATCCGAACGGATCAACGTGGCGAATATTGACGTGCTTCATGCAGTTTGCTCCTGAGATAGATGGCCTGAATCTCTCTTACGTCCCGCTCGTGCATGACTCTTGCCCGGCCGTAGGGGGCTGACATCAGCACGGCGTACGGCCTGGTGACGTGCCGCGAGACGACGCGGAGCCCGGAACCGGGGACGACCAGCACGACGCACCAGACCGTATCGAACATCAGGCCCGGCGCCTCTTCTTCGGACGCCCGTCGATCAGGTCGAGATGAGCATCGAGCGCGTCCCGGACGAGTTGGGCCATGCTGACGTGCCGCTTCCTCGCGGCCTCCCTGATCACCGCCTTGGTCTCGGGTCTGACGACGACGCCGAAGCCATCGGTGTAGTTGGCCTCAAGTGCCATTTGTACCCTCCATGGGCGATCTACCTGCGGTTTCTGTCAGCCCGACGATACCTTGACTCTTTACAACTCGTCAACTACTCTGGTCCCGACTTTACAACTCCACGGGAGGCACGATGAGCATCGGGAACCTGTTCGGTCCGCGCGGCGACCTGCTGACGGACATCAACGCGCTCGTCCTCGCGGCCGTGCTCGACAGCAGCATCACGACTAGGGACGCGCAACAGATCGGCACTGCCGCGAACATCATGCTGTCCGGCTGGAAGGCGCTCGTCGTCGCGACCAGTTCGTCCAACCCCGGCTACGAGATCCAGGACCTGTCGTTGGAGACCCTTCTCATCCTGAAGCAGACCGAGCATCTGATCGGCATCCTGACCCGATCCGCCAAGGTGGGCTGATGGACGAGAAGGGGTACCAGCGGCTATTTCTCAGCAGTCAGGGGAAGGCGCATTTCCTCGACGACCGGAAGTCGCCTAGCAGCATGGCGTCCGCCCGCTGCGGTGCAGGCCCGAAGTGGTTCGGCGGCGGTTGGTACGGAACCGGCTCGCAGATCGAGCGGACGTGCCTGCGCTACATGGATGACTGCCAGAGGTGTCGGAAACTCATCACGAAGGACAGGACCTGATGATGATGGACTGGTCCGACCTCGATGTCGGCGACCTGGTGCGCGGGAAAGATGGCTACACCTGGGAGATCTCGGCCAGGAGAGGCCCCCAGGTTACGCTGACTCGCGAGCATCGGCCGCCGTTCATCGGCGAGCCGAAAGGCCAGGTCGAGGTGATCTCGACGGCCGCGCTGGAGATGGAGAAGGCGAAGGCCATCACGCAGGTCGTACTCGGCGGAGAAGAGGTGGCACGGAAAGGGCCGAACGATGTCTGGCTGGTCCCGTCCGTCTTCTCCGACCCCGCCAGCCTCCTGTCCCACGGCTACCTCTTCCACAAGGTGACCGGCAACGGGGAGGCTCACCTGGCCGCGCTCCGGCACTGGCACGACCAGTTGCACCGGGAACCGAACGATATGGAGCCGCACCACCACGACCCCGACTACTTCAAGGGTCGGATGTGACGATCCATTACGTCGGGGACGATTGGTCGGGCACGCCTCTCGATGATCTCGCGGCCCTCGCGAGGGAGACCCGTACTCCCGATATTTATGTCGAAGTCATCATTCCAACCGACGGATCAGAACCGAGAGGAGAGAATGTGTCCGCTGAATCGCGAGAAGCGCTGCGGGACAGCGCATGGCTGCCGAGAATCCTGATGGAACTTGGCCAGGGACATCTGAACGTCGATGCGCTCAGTCCGGACGATCTATTGCGGGCGGTCTACTACGAAGTACAGGCCCTGAAGCAACGAAAAGACGGCAGTCACACCGTGACTGAGCAGATCGTCGTCGTCCATTCAGATGCGAACGCGCACGGGCACCACATCCAGTACCGGATCATCGACATGGACGACGGTGTGCATGAATCGAGCGAGTGGCTCGAACTGAACGGGCGCGAGGGCGATGTGCTACGCGAGATCCAGTCGCACCTGACGGACTACCAGTTGCAGGGACTGGACGTACGGATCGAAGAGTACCGCCGATGCAACCACGTCAACCTGACCAGCAGAGTCGAGAGGGAACCGTAATGACAACCACCACGAGGGAATCCAGGGGCCGTATCGCGTACACGGCCTACTGCCGGAAGGTCGACTTCAAGTCGATTCACGGTGAACCCCTGCCGACGTTCGACGAACAGTCGGAAACCATCCGGGAGGCGTGGATTCAGGCCGCCAACGTGGTCTGGGATCTCGCCAAGACCGGCCGCGCGACGCTGTGAACCTGAGCGACGAAGAACTGATCCGTATCGGCAGGCTGATCATCGAGATCCTGAATGACGGCAACCAGTTATATCGCGTCAACGAGGATGGCGATCTGATTCCAGTCGATCTGGACGAGTCCTACTTCACCGACACATGAACGTGGTTCTGGTGTTCCAGGTTCGGATCGCGGCACGGGTTGGCACATCCCGGATGATGGTACGGACGCCAACCTGACCCGGTGTTGATCTGGTCGTAGTAGATCACGTACTTCACTCCGAGGGCTGCGGCATTCTCTGCGAAGAATCGCGAGATGTCGTAGCCCTCGACTCGTTTCGCGGCGGACTGGTAGTCCGTCCCGAGCATGATGTCGACGGCTCGACCGGCAGCGTGATCGGACAGCACGCCGGTCCCAGCGATGACACGGTATGAGTAGCCGCCGACGTCCGTGATTCCCCAGCGGCTCGTGGCCAGCCCTTTCACATTCTCCGCCCGGGGCCGCAGCCCGTCAGCACCCTGCGGACCGGCTCCGGGATCCGTTGCAGTACAGGACGTCGTGACGTCGACCAGGTAGCGTCGGTACGTGCCGTCCCAGAACGTGACCCATGGGGAGAACGAGCCTCCCGCTTCAAGCCAGACCTGGTGTGCCATCACGGCATTCGCAGCCGGATCGGCCCAGTCGCCTCCGGCCAGGATCGACGCATGCACGCTGTTGATCTGAAACAGGCCGAAGTCCGTGGATCCGTCGGCGTTGAGGTTCCTGGCCGTAGCGCTCCAGTTCGATTCAGCCCGTGCGATGGCCACCGCGATCGATAGGTCTTCGCCACGCCAGCCTGCGGCATAGGCAAGAGCGGCGACCTTCTGCCCATCCATAGGACCGGCGCCGACAGAGCATGTCGTATGCGTCAGCGCAGCGACGGCGCCCCCATTGAAACTCGGGACTCCGCCGGTCACCAGGCTCAGGGAGAGACTGATGGCGGCAAGGCCAGCCACCGGCGCGGCGATAACCGCTGCGATGACTGGCTTCATGGGCTAGTAGACCTTGATCTCTCCGCATTTCTGCACCGGAACCTCTGGGCTGTCGGTGTACCTGACCCAGAGGGTATATATCTTGAACGGTACCAGTGGGAAGGATGTTCCGACACCGACCAGGGCTCCCTGACCTTCATCGAGGGCGGTCGGGCTGGACCAAGTCGTCGGCCGCGCTCCGGGCTCGGTCAGGGCGATCTCGAACCCAGTCACCGGATCGTCATCGACCAGCACCGTGATCGGGCCGACCCACTCTTTCGTCTCGGCCGCAAGGCTCCATTGCGTCAGCGTACTAGCCATTCTGGGCTCCTAACGTGGCAGTCCGTCCTGGCCGACTCGCCAGGACGGCAGAAGTGAAAGGCTGATCGGCCAGGAGAGCGGCCAGGGTGACGTTCCGCTGCCCATCGTTCAGGACACGCCAGCGGAGATCCAACTCCGATAGCACGAAAGACCTGATGGCCCAGCGAAGATCGGCATCGGATGTCAGGACGGACCGAATCGACCACCGCAGATCGGCGTCGGATACGACTACCGAACGGACGGACCACCGCAGGTCGGCGTCACTGACGACCGAACCGGTCACTAGCCAGCGGACGTCGAGATCCGAACCGACGGAAGACCGAACGGCCCAGCACAGATTCAGATCGGACGCGATAGCGGCCCGCACCGACCATCGTAGGTCTGAGTCGAATGTGACCGAGTTCCGCTGCGCCCATTGGAGATTCAGATCGGAATTGACGACACCGACCGAAGCATCAACGGCCCAGCGCAGGTCAAGGTCGGACGCGACGATCGAGCGCACGGCCCAGCGGACGTCGAGATCTGAAGTGACGGCAGAGTGAACCGACCAGCGAAGGTCGAGATCTGAAGTGACCAGATGCCGAACGGCCCATCTGAGATCCAGGTCCGAGGCCAGGAGTGCCCTGACGATCCAGCGTGTATCGAGGTCCGAGACGACGGAAGACCGCACGGCCCAGCGTGTATCGAGGTCCGATGTGATCGCCGATCGGACGGCCCAGCGTGTATCGAGGTCCGATGTGATCGCCGATCGGACGGCCCATCTGAGATCCAGGTCTGACGTCGCGATGGAACGGACCGGCCAGCGGAGATCCAGGTCTGACGTCGCGATGGAACGGACCGGCCAGCGGAGATCCAGGTCTGACGTCGCGATGGAACGGACCGGCCATCTGAGATCCAGGTCGGAGGTAACGACCGTTCCGGATGAGACGGGGCCGATCAAACCGACGTCGGAGTAGGCGAAATCGTCGAGCCAGCACGTCCATGTGTTGTTCGCGACGAAGCCGAGCCGGGCCGACGTCATCGTCGTTGCACCCAGGGCCTTGCTCGTGACCGAGATGGTTTCCGTCGGCGTGCTGCTATCCTGCGAGTTGAACAGGTAGAGGGTGATGTTTCCGGCCGATGCGTCGATGGACATCTCGATCCGGAAGAACGTCCCGTTCAGATTGACCGAGTTCGTGGTGGTTGCTCCGAGCGTTCCAGACGAGTAGAGGAACGCCAGTTTCCCGGTCGAGTTGATCCTGACGGTGGCCATAATGGTCGTACCGTTGAGGATTCGGAAGATGTTTGAGTTCGACGCCGGTGCCGCATCAGCGCTGAACGTCCAGCGGAAATAAGCCGCACTTCCCGAGATCGTCCATGCTACATAGTCGGTGTTGCTCGACCCGACGATCTTCAGCGATTGAAGGCCATGACCGGCTCGTGACGTATCGAACGCACAGGTCGACGCGGCATCGACCGACACCGCGCTGAAGGCGTCGCCGGAACCACCGCCGGAGTTCCCGACCGTGATGTTGGTTCCGGACGTGCCTCCCTCAAATGTGTTGCTCAGAGCCGTCACTGATCAGCCCTTACGGGAGGGTGTCGCCGGAGATGCGCAGGATCACGCCGTCGGGGTTCAGAGCGGCAGCGCCAGCGGTCACGGTCCGGCGGAGCCAGACGCCCTTCACCTGACCGGGTGCGATATCACCGATGGCCAGCGGGCCAGCCCCGAACGCCCCGATACCCGTTGGCGTGGTGGTTTCGGCTCCGATCGCTGCGGCCTGGGCCGATGCGCTGGCCTTCGCCGAGATGGCGATGTTGTCGAGCGCGATGTCAATCAGGCCACCGAGCGCGGTTTGGCTCAGGATCGTGATGCTCGCGCCGGTCAGCGTCAGCGTGGCGTGGTTGTTCAGAACGAAGATGCACCGGTAGTCGACCATCCCGGCAGCCGCTTCCGCGCCGGACACGTCGTCGAAGAGGTTGTTCAGCGTCGCGTCGGTGATTGCGGTCGTTGAGATCTGGTCGCCGAGTGACGTGGCCGCTGTTCCGGCCGTCGTGTCACCGGCCGCCGCCGATACGCTGAAACGCTTTACGATGTCCGCTGCCACGATTGCCATTGGGTCCACCCTGTCTTTTGGTCTGGGCTTCCCAGTCTATCCGCTCAGGTCAGCGGGGCGTATCGGATCATGCTGACCTGCCACCGGCCGCCGGAGATCACCATGACCAGTTGAAGCATGCCTCCGGACGTCGGGATCTCGTCCGTCTGCTGCGTCGTGCCGCCCTGGCGGACGACGACCGGGCCGGTCACGTCCCGGGCGGCAGCGGGAGGCTCTGGCGCGTCGCTGACGGCCTCAACGGCAGCAGGCAGAGCCACCCGTCCGAACCGGATCAGATCGTGCGAGAGGAAGGCGTCTGCGGCCTCCAGCGCGATCGGCTGGGACGGGCCGTACGACTTCGTGATCGTCGGCAGGGCCTCCGTCGTCGGCGGGATGAGTTCGGTGTGGATGGGCCGGGCGGTCGCGGTCGGATAAACGGGCGAACCGGCCCCTCCACCTTTCGGGATCTGGATCAGGACGAACACCAGGAAGGCCACGGCCATGACGGTGATCATGGTAACGAAGGCCAGGGTCAGATTCTCTTTCGAGTAGAAGATCCAATTGACCAGTTTTCTCATTCCGGACTCACCTGATCCCGCACCCATTTCGGTATGACGCCATCATATTCGCAATGGCCGCAGCCGTTGCCGTGGCACCAAGGGCATGTTACGTACTGATCATCCTCGTGAACCGGCGTGGGTCGCTGATAGACCTCGACCTCGCCGAGCGAACCGGCCGGAGGAGGCGTCGGCATCGGCCCGTCCGGCGCGAGCGGTCGCTGATAGACGTCGCCGCTCGGCAGGGTCGGCATGTCCGCCGAGTCCCAGATGACCTCGCCCTCGACCACGCCCGCCGGAGCCGCCGGAGAGTCGATGCCCCGCTCGTCGGCCATGACCGGCCGGACCCGGACGTGGACCGGCTGGCCCAGCGGAGCAGCGACGTAGTCCTCGCTGCGGCCGGGCGTGATGTCGACCTCCTCCTCCTGGAACTGCCGGGCCGCAGCCCGTCCTGCCGTACGACCGCCGAGGTAAGCCATCGCCATCGTCGTCAGGAGCCGGACGATCCGGCCGTGGCCGCGAACATGGCCCATCGTGGCCAGCGCGAGCATCTTCCGGTCCGGCCGGATCAGTGTCCATGCCGTCAGCGTCCCGACGAACAGGAGCAGGATTGACCACCAGGTACTCTGGCCGGGCTGCATCGAGACCTGCATGTAGATCCCGAACAGCCAGGACCCGACGGCCGCCTCAAGCACGTAGACGACCGACCGGACCGTCGAATTCAGTACCCCGACAGCGGTTATCCGACCGAACGGGGTCACGAAGTAGGGCGATCCGGCCAGCCAGACCAGGCAGAGGATGGCGATCAGGATGGTGGCCATGACGAGCAGGAGGTCGACGGCGAACCGGAAGAACGACGCCGTCAGCGCGTACAGGGTTTCCGTCAGGGCGATGCCGGAACCGTCCGCCTCGCCGGTCAGCCAGCGGTACGCGCCCGGATCCTCATCCTTGACGTTGGCAGCGATTTCCTTGAACTGCTTGGCCTTTTCGGTCCGCAATGCCTTGATCTCGTCCGGATCGTTGTTCGAGGCGAGTTCGGCCCAGGAGATACGTTCCGACGCGAGCAGGCTCGGGCCATACTTCTTCGCGACCGGCGAATCGGCAGTTCCGAACGTACGGCGTAGCCAGCCCTGATAGTGGACGGCCTCAACGATTCGATCGGTCGTTGAATCCGATGCATTATCACCACCATTCAGAGTCGAGACCGCGATATCACCGGCCCGCTGCGTACTGGAGGAGATGAAGACGGGGCTGATGATGACGAATGCGGTGAGGGCCAGGACGATGAAGACCCACCCGACGGCAGACGATGCTCCGGCCACGTTGCCGCCCCGGAAACGGATCAGCATGTAGCAGGACGAGACGATCAGGCCCAGTCCGAGCAATGGATAGATGATCTTCGTGCTGATGACGTCGGTCGCTCGGCTCGTGAAGTCGCCCAGGAAGGCACCGATCCATTGCGGGGCCCAGGCCCGTCGGTCGATCGAGTCCGTGACGGACGTGGCCATGTAGCCGACGCCGAGGATCGCGTTCGTCGTGGCCGCATTGGCTTTCGCCGACCCCAACTTCAGATACGACGCCGGGTTCGCTGCGCACCCGAGATCGTATGGGGTGGTATACATTCCGGCGAATCCACCATTTGACCAGATGGTCGATGTGCTGAAACTGCTGATCTGCTGCGGCTGTTCACCGACCACACCGATCAGGCCCTCGTTCGGCAAGGCTGCGAACGGAGCCGTCTTCGGACACAGGTCGATCCCAGGAATGCCGACGGCCTTCGCCGACGGGGCGGTGAAGGCGAGCAGTAGGACGGCAGCCAGGGCTGCGAGAATGACGATCCGGATGCGCCTCACACCGTCACCTCCGTGTTCCAGCCGTCGACACCATCGGGCATCGGATTGGTCAGGAGTGCGGCCTTCAGTCGGGGATGGTAGTCGAGATCGATCCGGACGCCACCGACGTTGCCGTCGGCATCCAGATGCACGAACTCGCCGGGGGCCGACTCGGACAGCCGCATCAGCGAGCGGGCATGCTTGCGATCCGCGACGTTCAGCACGTTCAGCATGTCCGTAGCGGCATCGATATTCGCCATCCGCCCGACCCAGGCACCGGCCAGGAAGTTCCTCAACTCCCCCGAAAGCATCTGCTCGCTAATGGATTTCACGCACAGATAGACGGCCGTGTTCCACTTGCTATGGTCGCGGCCAAGCCGGGACAGGAAGCCCCGGCCGGGGCCGAAATCGGTCAGGCTCTCGGCCTCGTCGAAGATCACAACGCACCGCTCGTCACGGGGCTTGGTATAGATCAGCCGGTCCGTGAACAGGGCCACCAGCCGCAGGATCGCGTCCGCGCCCTTCTCCTTGTCGGTCCAGTCCGAGCGGGGCACGCCATCGGGAGCGCGGGTGATACCGGGCGTGCAGATGACCGTGAACCGCTTGTCCATCACTGAGAACTGTTGCGCCGTACCGATCCGGCCGCGTGGAGGGAACAGCAGTCGCAGGAACGGGGCCTGAGAAGCGTCGGCCAGGGAGGCGGCCACCGCGCGCGCCGCAGGCGACTCGTCCAGGTTCAGTTGGTCGACCAGATCCCAGAGCGACTTCGTGGCGTACCAGTCCACTCTCCTGGCCGCCTCCCTCAGGACGGCGAGCGTCGTCGGGTCGGCATACTGATCCGAATCGAGACACCGGCGGGCGATGTCGACGACGAGGTCACGGCGCTCGGCCTTGGCCCGGTCGACGGCCCGGCCCCATTCCCCTTCCTTGTCGTACTCCGTGGCCCATGGCTCGCGAATGAGACTGGGAACGTTGAGAATTCCGTCGTCACCCTGCAACAGGTCGATCACCTGCGAATGGGGAGCGAGTTCCGGCAGGCTGCACAGTTTCGCCATCGGGCCGGACGGGTCGGAGAAGATACACCGCTCGTTCCGCCGGGCCGCCTGGTAGATAATGCTACCCGCGAGCATCGTCTTGCCGGACCCGAGCGCTCCGGCAATGAGCCACATGTTGTTGCCACGCCCCAGGTTTCCGCGCCCTTCCGTGGCGTAATGGCTGTCGTGCATGAACGGCCGCCGGGCCGCGCCCCGCGTGTAGCCGAGGTAGGGACCGGCACCGTCACCGACTGCGGTAGAGACGGACGGGAGACCGGCTGCGAGGTAATCGAGCCTGACCTGCTGCTGATTGAAGAACCGATCGTGCGGCTCGCCGACGATCGTCTCGATCAACTTCGTCGATTGTGGCCGCGCCGCAGTGAATTCCATCCGCAGGTCGTTGCCGGAGTAGAGCCGGACGAACGCAGCAGACCGTTCCTCGACGACGTCGGCAGCCGACTTGACCATCCGCCTGTCCCGATACTGAGCCTCGCCCGAGATCAGCACGTTGATCGTGCCGACGAACCGGCCCGCGACCGTCGCGTTGCCTTCGGTCACCTGATCCCGCGTGGATTTCGCTACGCCGATACCCTTTTCGATCGATGCGGGCGGTGGCTCCTGATGATCGCGGTAGTCCTGTTCCAGGTAGATGGCCTTCCGCAGGTCCATCTCGGCCGCGCCCTTGATCTCCTGGCCGGTCTTCAAATACCCGACGATCGACCACTCGACACCGAACGGGCGACCGTCAGCATCGACGGCCCGCTCGGCGTAGGTCTGCCACGGCTCCAGTCCGCTGTCGGGGTAGCGCAGGTCGTCCATGCGGCTGACCGTGAGCACCTGAACCGCCCGATCCTGCCGCATCCCGTCCTGCCACGCACGGATCGCAACGGTCCGGTCGAAAGGCTCCTCGCTCCAGCGGACATCATTCGACAGGGCGGGGAGGGACGATTCGCGCCACGGTCCGTCATAGTTCTTCGCGTCCGGATGCACTCCGGGGGCCAGGCTGCGGGCTCGCAGCCACGCCTGCTCCCGAACGGTCATCCGGCGTCCGTTCCAACCGGACACGATGTCGGAAAGGCGTCGTTCCTCGACCCAGGCCGCCATCACCGCATCGTCAGTTCCGTCCCGCAGGTGCGCTTTCGGCGACACGGTCCCGACGCTGAAGTACCGGAAGACCAACTTGTCGTCCATACCGGTTGAGGCGATGCGGGCCTGCATCCGCGCCAGGTGCCGGTTCCAGGTCTCGTCGCAACCATCGACCTGAGGTAGAGGGTTGGGTGTGCGCCGGTCCAGAGCGGCAGCCCAATCGCGGACCGGATGCGGGCGGGTCGTCACCCGCTCGTGGAAGAAGCGGCCACCCAGGGCACCGTAAACGTCAGCGGCCGACTGGATCCGGTTGATTTTCTCGTCGTCTCCGGTGTAGTCCCAGCGCTGGATGCCGATGCGGTAACCGGCCAGCACCCGGCCATCCCGCAGCAGCATCAGGTTGTCGATGATCTCTTTCGTTTCCGGCGCGAGCATGAATGGCTTCGGCGTCGCTCTCCTCATGATTCCTCCAGTCGCAGGGCTTCGGGATTGATCTCTCGCTCCGGCCGGAGCCGGGGCCCGGCCGCGACGCGCCGGGGCATCGCGAGCCAGTACCCGACCGGCCGGTTCCAGTCGATGAAGCGACCGACCTGACGCACGCTCAGGACGCCGAGGATGGCCGCTGCCGGACCGGCGAGCCAGAACGGCATGGGGAACACCCAGAGGGACGGGTTCGGGGCCAGGAGGACCAGCAGGAGCCAGCAGGAACCGGCCAGGAGACGCCGAGTACGCACCTCATGTTCGGCCGAGAGGAGGCGGGCCAGCCGGGTGCTGAACTGCCACACGGCCACCCCGACCGCAATGACCGGCGGCACGACCAGCCAGAGCAGGAAGAAGTAGGCCACGACGAACAGCACGCCCACGCCGAACTGAACGAACGTCGCATCGAACGGCCAACGCATCCCTTTCGGCCCGAGCCACACCCGTTTCATCTGCCTCGCAGCCCCATCGGCGACCTGGCGCAGGCTCACGCGCTGAAGCCGATAAGACCGATCAGGGCCCGACCGAAGGCGATGGCGATGATGCCGGTGCCGAGTCCGGCCGGGATCAGACAGAGCGCGACGGTCCCGACGATGCTTGCGCCCTTGCTCGCGTTGCCCCGGCGGCCCGCCGTGAAGACGGCAGCCACGGACACAACAATCAGGGCGACACCAAGCGCTGCAATCGCCAGCAGCCGAACGGTATCCATGCCGCTGTTCAGGTCAATATTCGGAGTCTTGGCAAGTATGGTCGCGGCGTGCATGGGCATCTCCCTCGTCGTTGAGTTGCAGAGTCTACAGGAAGTTGTAGACCCAGTCCATCACGCGAACTTCAGACCGATCCAGGCGACGTACGTCCCGCTCGTCGGCGGCAGGCCGTGGGCCTGAACTGGACGAGATAGCGGACCGGCTGATGGTGAATTCACTCGAACGCGCTTCTTCTCGACACGCGAATTCACCATCATTGGATGATTGCCGAAGCGATCAGCCATCAGTCTGTCCGTCCATTCGTGAGCGCCCTGCTCTCGTAGGTAACCGTTAACGGCCGTTAGAAGATCCGTAGAAAGCACATGGCTCCCAATGCTCGGCTCGATGATGCCAGCCTGAATGAATGAAAGGACGACATCGTTCTCAGCCCGCCACTTCGTCGTCGCTTCCTCTACGCGCTTCGGCTCATCGTCCATCTGCTTGTCGTTCTGGTACCAGAGTTTCGCACCTTCAATCAACCACGCAAGGATTGCCTCTTTTGCTTCGTCGCTACTGAGTTTCGATTTCAATTTCACGTCACCTACGCGCTGATTTTCACGTAATTCATGATTCCCCTTGACGTACGTGTACGGAAAAGGAAGAGTCATAAGTCGACGCCACGTTCCTCGATCGTTCTCTTTCACCCGAGGCAGATAATTCGTGTTGATGATCATCGTGTGCGACGTGTCGAACGTAACGGTGTCTTTGAACAGATAGCGGCCGGTCAAGACTCCGGTGCCGACGATTTTTTTCAATCGCTGCGTATCGAGATGCCGGGCTTCTTGCGTCTCCTCCAGCACGGCGATACGAGCGCCGCGCAACGCCATCAGTTCAGGACTTGGACCACTGCCCTGCTCGCCGAGAAGAACCTTATCGTCCAGAACGGTGTAGTAATCGCCCATCACGTTTCGGATCCCAAGCGATAACACCAACGTCTTGCCGTTCTCGCCAGATCCTTGCATGACGAGCAGTCGGTCTTCGGTCGGCTCGTAACCAGTGATCGCCTGGCCCATGAAAATCTGGAACCAATCTACGCAGTCCTCCGGAACCGCCTCCAGGGCTTTCGTCCACGACTTGCTCTCGGCTCCGGCTACGTAGCGAACCGGAGCCAACTTCATGCACATTGCCTTCGGGTCGGACGGGGCAAGTTCTCCGGTGCGAAGGTTGACGATACCGGACGCGGTATTCAGGATGTCCCGATTCCTATCAAAGTCGGCCAGCGAAGCGGCAACGCCGGGGACGCCACGACTCAGGCGAAGGACGGCCTTCACTCTCTCCAACTTCATGAACGTTTTCCAGCAGTCGATAAGATTCTTACCGTCCGGACGAGAGGGAGCACCGTCTCGCATCTTCCGTACGGCACCCTCCATGCGACCGGCCACCCAATCGCGGGCCTCTTCCAGAGCGGCATCCTCAGTGCATTCGGCCCAGCGACGGCCGTCCCATTTCAGCCACATTTTGTTGGCGAACTTGTACTTACCAACCAGACGATCCTTCGCGAATTCAGGACCGAGTCTGGCATCAGTAAAGAAATCGACAGCAGACACTTCATCGTCCACTTCAATTTGTTTGGTCGCTTTCCATCCCTCGGTACTGAGACCAGAGCGCATCGAACCGCGATCACGATCCTCCGTCGCCTCATCAGCGACAGTTTCAGCCCGAGCGGCCCAGATCATCTGCTCTGCTTCGCCTTGCGAATAGAACAGCGGCACGAAGTGCGAGAACACCGCACCGGCCTCATTGACCCTGGTATTAATCTCACCGTTCCGTGCATTCCGAAGTTTCGCCAGAGCATATCTCTCGACCCAGGACGCTGCCGCCTGGGCCGTGAAGCGTCGCTCTTCGTCGCTCGGATGCGATGATGCGGTTTCCGATGGGGTGATGAAGACAGCCAGCCAGGGCTGCGGCAGGTCCGGAATGGCGTCCATCGGCGGGACGTCCTTCAGTGCGTCACCGTTCTTGTCGTACCAGCAATAGGCCGCGCCGGTGCGAGGGTGGATCGACGGCGCGACGACGGCATACCGATGACCGAAGTGGATAATCTCGACGTCCGCTCCGAACGCCTCAACGAAACGCCGCTCCGCCCCCTTCAGGGACGTTCCGATCGGCACCTTGTAGAAGTGGATCCGGGACGGCTGATCGGGCCCTCTGGACGTGCTGGTGTACGTGGCGGGCAGGTTTCCCAACGTCTCTTCGGCCAGGAGGATCGTGCTCGCGCCCTGCTTGTCGTCGTAGGCGTCCACGTCGATCCCGACGACGGTCTGCTGTAGCCGGATGCCTACGTTCGGCGGGGTGCTCTCGTCGTCGAGCCATGCTTGAAGATCCGGCCAGGAGACGGAGCGACCCTCGTATCCCGTGTAGCCCGCTGGCGGGAGGCTCTTGCCGTTCCCGATCGGCAGGGGGTTGCTCCATCCGGACTTCCACAGCGCCATCGCTGCCTGTCGGAACGGAGTGGAGCCTTCGTAATCCAGGGCTTGCAGGGACATCGCAGGAGCCTCAATTCGTAGAACATCGGGACCGAAGACCGAGCCGTGTACGCGATGTTTCCGCAACGTCCATACTCTCTCTTCGTACGAGGAACATTAGCAGAGATTGAGTCCTGCGGAAACATCGCGTACAGACCTAATCCATGTCGCCGACCCAGCCCCCTCACCTGGCCGAATGACTCTGCGTGATGGGACGGCGACGGCCCCGCCAGTCGGAGCCAGCGGGGCCGTCGTGTCCGATTTGAGGCTTACTCCGAGATCGGAGCAGGCCCGTGCAGAGTGTTCGCTACGGTGCCGACCTGCCAGGCCCCGACGGCCGCCAGAATGACCTGAACGACCTCGGCCGGAGTGAAGGTGTGATCGGTCCAGGCGTCGACGATGATCAGGACGGCAGCGGTGAAGATGCCGACGGCCTGCTTCGCCCACGGCTGGCGCGGGGTGTTCGCGGCCAGGTAAGTGCCCGCCGCACCGAGCGCGGTGACGACCAGGCCGATGACCACGGTCCGGTCGAAGTCGCGGGTGATCAGCGCGGTCGCGCCGGTCGATCCCAGGACCGCGATCAGAACGTACTGGATCAGTTTCTCGATGCCGAGCATGTTGATGCCTTCCTAGACGTAGATCCAGGTGCGGACGCCGCCCTGGTCGAAGTGACGGACCTCGTTGTTGGAATGGTTGTACCCCAATCCATTGCCGATCCCCCGCGCGCGGAACCAGGATGGACTCCGGCGGTCCGGCATGTCCGTGGCATCGCCGACCATGTGGCGCGACTTCGGAACGCCACCGACGTCGTGGTTATGTCCGACGCAGCGACAGCCGGACACGATCGGAACTCCGGCCCCGAGATCTCGGCGGTACTTTTCGAGATCGAGGATCTGAGCCCGCTTGATCCAGATCCGGGCGCAGGCCAAGTACTTCCCACCGCACTTGCAGCCGAACTCCTTCAGCGAGAAGTGAGCGCTCGCCGTCGGCAGGCCGGTCTTGCGCCGGGAGTCGGCCTGCCGTAGCGCCGCACTGGTTTTCGGTCCGACCGCACGATCGACGGTCAATTTCGCACCGATAGCGTAGGCGGCCTGGAAGTTTCCGACGGCCTGTCGGTATTCGCCGGTAGTCCGGATCCGCCACCCCAGGCCCTTCAGGATCGCCGTGACCTCCGCCTTGCTGGCCGTCCTCACCGCTCCCCGGCCAGCGTCCGGGAGCCTGAAGCCATCCTCGTCGGGAACGGGTTCGCCGGACAGGTCCGCGCCGGAGTTGTCCGCCCAATCGTCTCCGGCGTCCCCCTCTTCGTGGCCGCCGGTCTCGATCGCCAGGTCCATCGGGACCAGGGTGTCGACCTTCGTCCGCAGCCAGGCATACTCGCCGTTCGGCTCGGTGTCATCGAAATCGTCGCCCCAGGGCGAGAAGTCCTCGTTCATCATCACCACGCATCCCGTACGTCAGAAACGTACTGAGAAATGAAGGCAGCCTGTGGACTGCCGGTCTCCATCCATTTCTGGGCCTGAAGCGGCGAGTTGTGATTGGCGATGGCACCAGTACGGGCCAGGGCCTCGCCGACCTTCGGCTTCCACTTCTTCACGAAGGCCGCCATGCCTTTCGCGGTGAAGTGGGACGCGAATACCGGGTCGCACACCTGAGCGATGGTGAACTTGGCTGCGGCTGCGGCATTCATGTTGATCTGAAACCAGGATACGTCGGATCCCGTAACGGCGCCCACGGCCCCAGGATCCATGGACGACTCGTGGACGGCGATGCCGCCGATGTCCGCGATCGGGATGTTGAACTCGTCGGCCGCTTCCTCAATGATCGGCGTCACCAGAGCGCGCGCCGTGACCGGACCGAACACGGCATCCCGCTTCAGGCCGTGTGTGCTCTGGGCGTTCGCGATCATCAGGCCGGTTCCGTCGCCGATCAGCCCGTCCGGTTCAGCACCGACGAGCCGCTGTACAACCTTCGCGGCCTCGAACACCACCTCCGACGGGAACGTGACGTCGGTCTTCCGAGCCCAGGCCGATCCGATCATCTGCTCGTTGCCGAGCGGGCTGCGGATGAAACCGGCTCGGTTGGTCGAAGTCGGAGTGATCCGCAGGTACAGGCCGTGACTGGCCGAGTCCGTGGACCATGCGCCCCGGCCCGGCTTGATGAACGTGAATGTCATTTCGGAGCCTCGTTTTCGCTAGTGGTGTGGCGGGCAGAGAGGTCGGCCAGGCGATCAAGGAGCCGGTCGTAACGACGGGTCGATTCTTCTCGCTCCTTCAGCAGTTGCTCACGGAGCGCGTCGATCTCGCTGCGCAGGGCCAGCCGCTCGGCCGTCCACGCGGCCCGCTCTCGTTCGTAGCGGTCACGTTCATTCTGCCAGGCCGTTCGATCGTCGTCCCGCTCTTTCCGAATGCGGGTGTTGTCGTCCTCAAGTTCATCTCGCGCCCGGCTGACCGTAACGATCGAGGCATCGACGACGGACTGCTTTCGGATCTCCGAAGGCGTTGCGTTGCGCCAATCCTTCAGAGAGTCGTAGAGGTACTTCAGGCCGCCGCCCGAAATGATGGCCAGGAAGACGGCCACCCAGGGGCTCGGTGTGGTCGCCGACATCAGTCTCCTTCGGTTTTCTGCATCGCCCTGCGCAGCGCGTGGTCCTGTTCCTTCAGCCACCACCCCCGGAGAAAGCAAACGATCCCGATCATCAGCAGGAAGCCGCCGACGGCTCCGCCCCTGTGCCAACCGCTGAAGCCGAAAATGGCTGCTGCGTAAGCGATCAGGATGGTCCCGAACAGGTACATACCTCGGCCGATCGCTGACTTCCAGAGAAACAACCCGAAAGCGACGGTCAGTGTGGCCACGATCATCAGCGCAGCCCATACGGTTTGGATCTGATCCGGCAGGGACCGTAGTGAATTCGATGGGGCGGTGCCGGTGACGATGTTCACCCAGGCCAACATGCCCCAGAAACACAGGCCCACTTCGAGTGGGTACTCCGCGATCGTCATAGGAATGCGCAGCCCGAGGATGCGCCTGCGCGCCCTGGCTCGCCTGTTCGGCACGGCGTCTCCTTTTCATAGTGCGCGGATGATGTATGGAAAACTCTGGAACGGTGGCATGTTCTCGTGCGCCGATCCGGAACCAACTGTGTCATGAAGGTGCGTTCCGGTGCCTCCGGTGTTTCCGGATGAATTTGATGCGACCGTTGCGCCCGTTCCAGACTGAACCGTCGCGGTCCCTGTCGTCACGACGGTATGCGTGTGAGCACCCGATGCATTGTGGCTGTGCCCTGGCATTTGCGCCACGGACAGGCTGACCGTGCTCGCGCCGCCGGTGGCGCCACGGGCGTTAGCGCCGGTACCGACCGGAACCTTGTCCGTCAGGTTGGGGAGATTGAACGTCGTCGATCCATTGCCCGCTCCGTACGTTGTGCCGCAGACCCCGAACAACGCCGCGTACGTCGTCCTGCTCACGGCCGAGCCGTCGCACAGCAACCAGCCGACGGGCGCGGTCGCCCCGGCGTACGGCTGAAGCACGCCGACCGGAGAGGCTGAAGCGCCAGCCAATTTACCGGCGACGAAGAATACCGGCCCCTGCTGAAGGATCCACACCCGATCGCCGACGGACAGTGTCGCCTCCGCGTCGCGGCTGATCCAGCCGGTGCCGGTGACGTCGGTCTTGACCCGGTACGAGCCGGTGCCTTCCAATGTCGTGATCTTTCCGACGAGGAAGGCCGTGCTGGCCGGTTGGTCTCCGATGGCGTCGGCCAGGGAGGTGATCGTATCGGGCATCAGGACACCTTCTCAGAGCAGCGCCAGCGGAGCAGGTCTTCCTGGGTCGGCCGGAGTGGGATCGTGGCCGAGATGACGGTGTACTTTCCGTTCGTCCGGCTGCGCGGGTCGATCACGGTGAAGGTGTCGCCGATGTCGTGCCCCGGCGTGCCGACGGTGTAGATCTCGACCTCCTGCGCCATCCGGCTCACCTGCGGTAGCAGGCCCGCCGCAACAGCGTCGGCCTGGGCCTGGGTAGTAATCAGCGACGAACTGAAACCGTAGGGCTGGTAACCATAATCGCCGAGCACGTAGGTCGGGCTGGCCGGATCCATATCCCACAGGACGCTGGTAATGGTGTCCTGATCCGGATGCGTTGCCGTCACGATGACGCCGGAATAGGTCGTGTCAGCGTCGATCGTGCGTGAAACGTTCATCAGTTCAGCGACTTCCGATCCGACGGTGTAGGTGATGCCGGTATCGACGTCACCCGCCGGACCGATGACCAGGCTGCCGAGCGGATCGAAGAATGCCTGCATCGAACCGGCGTCGCACAACTGCTCGATCGCGTCCCATGGATCGTGCAGGGTCGGGAAGACGGCCTCGGTCGTGGTCCGGCCGGTCGGCGTGATCTTCACCGGAACGGCCAAGCGGGACGTGACAATGTCGCTGATGGCCTGTTCGATCAGCGTGCCTTTCGTGATGGTCCACGGTGACGAGAAGCGTCGGCGCCGGATGGCATCAACCCGGTCGAATCCCTTGATCGTCAGCACTGTACCTTCGCTATGGCTTCTGACTTCGGGTTCGATCACGCCGAACACACCGAGCGGGATCCACTCATAATCGTCGATCGAGGGGATCCACAAACCTCTGGCCATACGGATCTCAGTCCCCTTGGGGGCCAGGAGGTCTCGCGCGGAAGCGGGTGTAAGGATGCCGTCGGCATCAACCAGCGTGACGTGCAGTTCGCGCCGAACGGCAACTGCGTCCATGCCGACGTAACCGGAGTCGATGACGGCATCGACCGTGGTTGCCGTCCCCTTGTAAAGGATCTCGGCTCGCGTCGACCACTGTCTGCTGTTCGACTTCAGTTGCTCAGTGAATGCATCGCTCTGTGCGTAGATGGCTACCGCCCTCCTCTCACGTCGACTGAATCTCGATCCAGGTCACGGTCATCTTCCGGTGTCGCAGGGCATCGACATCGTAGTTGCGCCGGATGAACCTGGCCGTGAAGACCTCACCACGCGGCGACTGCACGATCATCGGTACCGTCCTGCGGATCACGTCGACGGCCGTGTCGATGTCGGCCTGCTTGACCCAGATGATGAATGAGCCGGTCGCGGCCTGCTCACCTTCGGTATCGACGACCGGATAGACGCGGCCAGCCGGACGATGGACGCTGCTCGATTCATCGTCATTGCGCTGGTAGTCAATGACGTAGGCATTCATCTCGCCGTCATCGTCGAGCGGATCACGCAGGGCCCAGACGTCAGGCGTAAGGTTGATCGTCGACACCAGCGATGATTGCGACGAAAGGGCGCTCGCAGCACCGATATCGACAACGGTGAAGGCCCGATACTTCACGTCCGTGTTGTACGGCATGAGCCGGTCCCGGGCGATGGCCTGCTGATACAGGTCGGTCTTCAGCCGGTCCACGACGACGGCCCAGGTCGATCCGCCATCGAGCGACCGCTCCACCTGAACCGTCTGCGTGGTGGCGTAACCGCCCTGCTGCCAGGTCGTCGAGCGGCCCGGGGCGAACGCCAGCCGGGAGACGTAGTAGATCTCACCAGCGGCCAGCGCTCCGAGCACGCTGACGACGACGCGGGCCAGTTTCGCACCGACCGGTGCGGTGAACGTGGCGAAACCCTGGTAGTAGGCCGACGTCGTCAAGGCGACCTGGCCGCCGTCATCCTGCTGGATCAGCGATCCGGTTCCATCGTCAGCGTCGTACCAGCGAATCGAAAGGCGCGCCGCCCGAACGGTACTCGGCGACTTGAACGAACCGATCGCCGTGTAGACGACACCGGGAATGACCGGAAACGACAGCGGTCCGAGCGGCTGCGGCTGACCGTACGGCGCTACCGGCGCCGTGCCGACCACCGTCCGGGCGGACATCAGGCCGGACGCCAGCGAGGTCATCTTGATTCCGGCCAGGAGTTGCGAGGCGGAGTCGTCGGCCTGCACGGCGATCGTCGCGTTGGCGTCGTTCTCCCACTCTCCCTGGCCGTTCGCTGCCGCCAGAGACAGAAAGTTACTCTGGCCGAGTACATCCATGCGCACTCTGGGAACGTTTGTGCCGTACCAGATCTCGTCACGCAACTGGATCAGCGGACCGAGCGGAGGGTTGATCGAGACAGTGAAGGCCGAGTAAGTCCACGCCGAAGACACGCTGGCCGAAGACGTGACGATCAGGTAGGCCCGATATGCGACCGAATCGCCCAGGGCCGTGCCGACTCTCACGGATCGCGCGATGCTGCTCGTGACGACGCCGGAGTCCCACACGCTCGTACTGGTCGATGGATCGAAACCTCCACCTGAAGCCACTGTTTCGGTGAAGATCCGGACGCGGTAATCGCGCTGCGCATCGAGTCCGGTGTACGACCAGGTGACCAGCGGGGTCGATTCGCCGTACGCAATACCGATCGGTGCGGTCACGACGACGACCGGTGCGGCCGTGGCTACCACGGTTCGGTCGGTGGCGTAGGCCGAGTTGGCTCCGGTGCTCGACTTCGTGCTCACGGACCAGAGATAGGTATTGCCGTCCGTCCACTTCCCGGCCGGGAATGCGACCTGGGACGGCAAGGTAGCGGCGCTGGTGTTGTAAACGCTGCCGCTCTGGAAAGCCTGCGTCGAGTTGTTCCAGTAGTCCACGACGGCACCGAGCGTACGGCGGAAAGCCCACGCCTGCTGCGTATCTCCAGCGGACACCTGATTGTAGGTCCACTTGAACGTCCCGCCCACGGCCAGGTCGACCAGTGCGCCGGACGCCGGACTGACGAGCGTCGGCGCGGTCGGCGTGCGGGTCAGGGCCGCCAACTGCTGGTAGTAGATCGACCAGGACGTGCCGCCGCCCTGAGCGAAAATCATGTCCACAGAGTCTTTTGGCGGATGACGAACCAACTGGACCTTGCCGTCGTCGCCGCTGCTCGGCGGAGTCTGGCTGACCGCGATGGCCCACGCCGACCACGTGTTCGCTCCGCGAGTGAAGACGCTGTAGCGGATGTCGCCGTCGGTCGCGTCGTAGTACGCGAGGTAGATGTTCGTGGTGCTCGGGTCGACGGACATGCTCAGGCCGAGTACGTTGCCAGTCCCGCCCGGAGCGGCCGGTGGATTCCTGGCCGTCGGCGTGTTCGTGCCGTCCCATTCGTAGACGTTGATCGTTGCCGAGTTCGCGGAGTACGCGATCATCAGGTACGTGCCGTCATGAACGGTGCAGAGGGTCGTGTTGTCGACTCGGGCGCTGGCTACGAGCGAAACTGCGGACTGCCACGTCCAGTTCCCGCCGGAATAGACGGCCCTGTTCAGGTAGATCGCTCCGGCCGCGCCCTGCTGCGCCGTGGTATGGAAAACGTGCGGCACGGCGGCCGGGGTCAATCCGTCACCGGTCGACACGAATTCGAGCGAGCCAACCTGGTTCACCAGCGCGCCGCCGCTCGGGCCGCTCACGGTCGCGGCGACCGTGATGGCTCCGGCCGCCGTTACGTTCAATCGGGCCACGCGGTCGGCGGTTGATGCGACGGTGTAGGCGATCCAGACGACCCAGCCGGTTCCATTCCGGAACGCGATGATATCGGTATCGACGTTCAGCCGCCCGGCGGCCGGACTGACGGTCGTGATGGCCCAGGACCATCCGCCACCGGTCGTCGGCGTGCCTCGGGCGTATTTGATGACCTGCGGATCGAGAGCCCAGGTGCACCAGGAAACGTGAGCGTATCCGTCCTTGTCGATGAAGAATGACGGGACGGCTGACGATTGAAGCAGGCCGATGTCCGACGATCCGGCGTAGGTCCATGTTGAGCCGCCGTTCGTGCTCTTGAAGAACCGGGCCTTTCCGGGGCCGCCCTGCACGACGATCAGTGCCCAGAGCGTTCCGTCCGGCCCGTAGCAGAGCCGCTTCTCCGGCGAACCCTGAAGGCTGTCGCCGTGATTCGCAGCCGTGATCAGCGTCGCCACGGGTTACCTCCGCTTCAATGCGTTCAGCAGGCTCTCTGCCAACTGGTCGTCCGCTCCGTCGAATGCGGCTCTGGCTTCTGCCGGATCGGCACCGGCCGCGACCTGCACGGAAACAGCACCGGGCTGCACGTTGATGGTATAGCCGGAGCCGGATCCACTGCCCGATCCGCCCGTAGATAGCGGGCTGGTGATCTGATCGTAGGCCAGGGCCGAATTCGAGCCGAGCGTCATTAAGTCCGCGATGTCCTGCGCAACGGCCGAGACCTTGTCCGTCCTGCTGTCCATACCGGCGGCCAGGTCTTCCACCAAGTGCTGGCCTCGGATCTGTGTCCACCCCTGGCCGGACAGAGGACCCCACTTCGCGGGCGATCCGGGAAGCAGTCCGCCGATCGTGCTGACGGCGTTCTTGACAGCATCAACAGCCGAGCCCAGCCCACCAAGAATCCCCTGGGCGAAGTTAGTCATCAGCGATGCACCGGCGGTCCTGAAGTCTCCGACCTTTCCGGTAATGAGACTGAGCATGTCGGAGATTCCGTTGGACACGGCCGTCTTGGCTGAAGAGAAGCCGTCCTTGACCGCATTAACGATATTCGACATGCCGGTCTTCGCGGCCGAAAGCATATCGGCAAAACCGTTGCTGATAGCCGTCTTGATGTCCGACATGGCGGTCGTAACAGCGGTTTTGATTGCCGACCAAGCCGTAGTGATCGCGGTCTTGATCGAATCCATCGCCGTCGTGATCGCGGTCTTGATTGCGTCCCAAGCGGTCGTAATCGCCGTCTTGATGGCGTCCATAGCGGTCGTGATCGCGGTCTTGATTGCCTGCCAAGCGGTCGTCACTGCCGTCTTGATGGCATCGAGCGCGGTCGTGATCGCTGTCTGGATTGCCTGCCAGCCGGTAGAAACAGCCGTACCAATCGTTGTCATTGCCGTCGTAATGGTCGTACTAATGGCTGCCCAGCCGGTTGTAACAGCGGTACCGATGGCCGTCATCGCCGTGCTGATCGCGGTCGAAATCGTGGCCCAGCCAGTAGATATGGCCGTGCCGATCGTCGTCATGGCGGTCGTGATCGCGGTCTGGACGCTCTGCCAGGTGGTAGTGACGGCCAGGAGGATCGAGGCCCCGATCGTAACGAGGTTCGTGACGATCGCCTGGAAGCCAGCCGTGATCACAGCACCGATCGTTGCGAGCACGGTCGAAATCTGCGGTACGGCCTGGAGAATGCCCTGGATGAATCCGACGATCAGAGCGACACCCATGGCGACCAGTAGTAGCGGGATAGCCAAGAGCGCGGCCAGGATAAGCAGCGGAATGGCAGCCAGCGCCAACGTAATCAATGGAAGATTGGTCACGATGCCATTGATGAAGCCGGTGATCAGGTCCATGCCGTTCTGCTGGATCCAGGTGATCGCGCCCACGACCCAGCCCTGAATCTGCGCCGGAAGCGTCGAGAGCCAGGTTCCGAGATTGACTGCGGCAGTAATGGCCCCGTTGATGAGTCCCTGGATCATGTCTGCCCCATGCTGCATCAGCCATTGCGTCGCATCGCCGATCATCGCCGGAATCTGCGTCGCGAGCGTGCCGAGCCAAATGCCAAGGTTGATTGCAGCAGCCACGGCTCCGGTGATTAGGCCCTGGATCATATCGGAGCCCTTGGCCACCAGCCACGAAAGAGCATCACCGACCCAGCCGATGATGAGCGCCGGGAGCCCGGCGAGCCAGACTCCGAGATTGACGCCTGCCTGCTGTGCTCCGGTGATCAGACCGGTGATCATGTCGACGCCGGTCGTCAGGAGCCAGGTCGCAGCACTGGTGACCCATCCGGCGATCAGGCCCGGCAGGGCTAGGAACCACGTCCCGACCGCCTGGGCGGCCGTAGCGATTCCGCTGATCAAGCCGCCGATGATGTCGGCGCCGGTCTTCACCAACCACGTTGCAGCGTCAGGGATTCCATTCAAGATCAGGTTCGGCAGGTCCTTGACGAGCGTGACGACAGCGTCGATCCCAGCCTTGAATGCAGTCTTCGCGGCATCCCAAATCGCTGACCAGATCGGACCGAACACGTTCTTACCGGCTTCGAGGATGCCCTTGATGATGTCCCAGATGCCACGCAGGTATCCGGTGATCCCACCCCAGACGCCGGTGAGGATGTCCTGGAATCCTTCCCAAATGGCTGACCAGTCACCGGAAATGACACCGGCCGCGATTTCGAGGATGCCCTCGATCACGCTGATGGCCCCGTCGATGATTCCCTTGACACCGTCCCAGATGCCCTTGACGTAACCGAGGAGGATTGGGCTCACGGCCTTGAAGATCGCCGTAACCGCATCCCAAACGTGTTGGGCAGCAGTGGTGATGTTGTCCCAGGCGGCTGACAACGTCGGGCCCCACTCTTTCGCCCAGTCCTTGATCTCGTCCATCTTCGTCTGGATATACGTGACGACCGCATCTATCGCTGGCTTGACGAAGTCAACGAAGCCCTGCACCGCCTTGACGGCCAACTTGAAGGCCCCGACCAGACCGCTGCCGATCAGATCGACGAAGGCCCTGAATGTGCCGCTATGGCTATACAACTCGACGAGAGCAACGCCAATCGCAACGATTGCGGCGATCCAGCCGAATAGAGCCAGAGACGACACGCCGAGCACTTCGGCGATGGCAGAAAAAGCGGACACGATGGATAGCACCGGGCCGACGATGTTGACTAGAGCCAGCGAAATACCGGCGAAAGCAACGGCGGCAGTGGCAAGGGCCGGGTTCGCGTTCTGAAACGCAGACCAGAGATCTAACATGCCGGTAGCAATCTCCAGGACCGCAACGCCGACCGGCGCAGCGGCCTGCAACAGATCTCCGAACGCCTCGACCAATGCACCGATGAATCCGGTGACTGTCGGCATATTGTCCTTAACGAACTTCATGAAGGACTGGAAACCACTGTTAGTACCGAGATTCTGCCCCCAGTCGGCCCATCCGGAAGACAACCTCGCCAGGGCAGACGCCATATCGGTAGCCATCGGTAGGAATGCCTGCACGATTCCAGCGAACGCGGTGACAAGGTTACCTGCGGTCCGGGCCAGGTCTCCGAAGATCAACGGAGCCTGCGTGCCGAAGTCGTTAATCCACTGCTGCCACCAGTTGCCACTCAGGGCCTTGAAGGAAGCATCCTCCAGGTCGCCCATCTGCTTGACCATTCCGGCAACGAGCGGAGTCAATGTGGGAAGCAAGTTCGCGAATCCCTGAAGCGCCTTCGTGCCCAGGTCCAGAATCTCGGGCTTGAACTGGCCAACGAAACTCTGCCACTCCTTCGAGAAGTCCTTGATAGCGTGCAGTGCATCCTGCTCGGCCGGAGTCAGCGAATCCCAGATCGCCTTCATCTTCGCCAGGGCCGCGTCCCGCTGCTTGTCCGTGACGGCCTCGTTGTACTGCTTCTGGGCCGTGGTCAGGTCCTTGTTCGCCTGCATCACGTTCGAGAAGGCAGTCTTGGCCACAAGCGCGAAGGCGCCAGCGGCGATTCCAGCCGATGCGAAGGCCGTACCCAGGCCACCTATCCCGACGATGGCCGCAGCACCCAGAGGGACCAGCGCTGGGCCGATGAGCGCCACTGCGGAGGCGAACCCTGAGACTCCCTGACCAGCCGTTCGGGCCTTACTGGCGATCTGGTCCAGCGTGGCCCTGGCCTTACCGTCCTTATCGACGTCGATCTCGACGTCCTGCTTGTCCATCCGGTTCAGCAGGAACGTTAGCGTCGCAATCTTGGCCAGGGCCTTGGAGATATCCGCATCGACAGCAATGTCGTTATCGCGCATCTCCTTCATCTCGGCCTTGAGTTCGTCCAACTTCGCGCGCGCCGCTGCCGTATCGAAATCGACGTCGATCAGGGCGCTATTCTTCATCGCCTGGAGTTCGGTCATGATGTCGGCGATGGTCCGCTGCGCATTCGCGTCGTCAATGTCGATTTCGATACTGACGGCTTCGGCGTCCAGATCCTTCAGGCCGGACTCGATCGCAGCGATATCGGCAGTGAGTTTCGGGAGGTCGACGATCTCGACCGAGATCGTCACGGCGTCGTGATCGAGTGCGGTCATCTGGTCCTGAATGACAACGAGTTCGTTTCCGACAGTGTCGAAGCCGGACCCCTCGATCGCGATGCGGATCGGACTGCCGGATTCAATCGCCTTCATGCCGGACTCGATCTCAAGCATGTCGGCCAGGACATCGGACGCATCCATCTCGACCAGGATCTCGACGACATCGGCGGTGATGGCCCGAATGCCTGACTCGATCTCGGCGAATCCGGTCAGTACCTGCACGTCGTCGAGATTGACTTCTATGGTCGCGATCGTATTGGAGAGGTTTCGCACCTCCTCCTGCACGGCATTGAGATCCGCCTCGGCCGCAGCCGTATCGGCGTCAACGTTGACCTTCGCAGTCATTCCGTTGATGTGGTCGATCAGATCACTGACGGACTGAAGGTTCCGGATCGCGTCTGCGGTGGCAGCGTCAACGTCGATGCCGACGTCCTCACCAGCCATGGATTTGATGAGGGCGTCGACCTCGGCGAGCACAGCCGTAGCGTTGTCTTCGGCATCAATCTGGATGTCAAGTTCGGCTACGGTTGGCATTTGCTTTCTTCGCCTTCTGCTTCTGCGCCGCACTCTCTGCGGACATCGCCGTCAATGCTATGTCGAGCCACCATTTCGGCTTCTGGGCCAGATCCCACGGGGGGACACCCATCCACTTCGCGGCCTTCAATAGCGGGTACCATTCCGGTTCCTCACCGGCGGCCCCCTCAGTCGCTAGGAAGCGTCGGAGGGCCTTTCCGCTTCCCCCACGGACTGATCCGCCTTCACGGTCTGAAGAATGACGGTGAAAACGGAGGAGGGGAGTTGCTTCAGTCGTGCTCGATCGGTGAGGTGAATCGGCTCACCGTTCTCTTCGGTCAGGTCCCAGGTGATGATCATCTGCTGAACCAGGTCGATGATCCGGCTCGGTTCGATCTTCTTCTCGCCGGACGCTTCGTCAGCGACCAGTTTCTCCAGTTCCTCGACCGTGTAAGACGAGGGGCGATAGGTGATGTGCAGTGCGTCGCCCTCGAAAGCCACATCGAGAGGCTTCGCCTTGGCCAGTGCGCCGGAGATTCGCATGAGTTGTCCTGTCGTGTGTACGGAAAGGGCCGCCCCGCATAACGGAAGCGGCCCTCACCATACCTCGGTCGGTTACAGCGTTGCCGTGGTCGTAACGACCTCGATCTTGAACGCCTTGCCCCATCCCGGGTCATGGACCGCACCGAAGGTCCACTCGATCGCGTAGACCCCGTCCTCGTCATCGAATGAGGAGATGTCGGAGATCTGACCGGCGATGTCGATCTTCACCGAGTGGGTGATCGGGTCGCCCGAAGCGGGGGTGTAGATGACCGGCCCGATGCCTTCGAGCCGAAGGAACAGAGTCACGCCACCGCGCATCGCGGTCAGGTTGGCCATCGCCTGAGCATCGGCCATCTGAGTCATCTTGAATTCGACGGTCGGCTCGCCCTCGACGGTGGAGACGAACGACGGCTGGGCCGCATCGACCACCCACAGGGGCTCGAACCGGTCCTGAATGTTAAATTCGCCCTTCAGGGCCCGGAGCATCTTCGTGGTCCCGATGTCGCCGTACTCGGGATCCAGGTAGACCGACAGGTCGGCTGGCTTCACCGGGATCTGCGGCAACTGGGTCGGGCTGGCCGTCATCGTGATGCCGTCGTCGATCGCCTTGGCCAGCCATGAGCCGTCCAGTTCGATCTCGTCCCGGCTCCACTTCATCCCGTACTCGGTGAGGATACAGTTACTCACCCGATGGGCCCGGAACGACGAACCCTGTTCAACCGTGAAGGTTTTCGGACTGTCATCGCCGAAGGTGTTCGACTGGAACGTCCAGCGGTACGCACCGGTGTGGATCGCCGTGTCCAGAATCTCCACGATGGTCGGAGTGTTGACGACCGAGGCGAAGGCGTACGGCAGTTCGGTGTAGACCGGCGATCCGTCGAGATCAGCCTCCGCCCACTCCTTGCCGAGAATCTGAAGCGACGGGTACTTCTGGCCGATCGGCCGCAGGTCGTTGAAGTCGGTCGCCGGGCCGAGCGAGAAACCCATGGAGCCGAGCCGCTTGTTCGCAGCGACCGCAGTTCCGGGAACCGATTCCACGCCGATCTGAACACTCTGGGTGATCGTACTTCTCTCAGCGATATCGTCCACCTTCTTCGTAACTAGTTGTGGTAACGTTGTCCGTATGGACAGCATCTGTAATCACTGCGGGAACACATTCACCCATCGGACCGACCGAACACCACGATACTGCTCGATGGCTTGTCGACGCTCCGGTCAACGAAAGGTTGGCGCTTGTGAAACCTGCGGAAAGACGTTCGAGGACAAGGCAAGCCGAGTCGGTCGTTTCTGCTCCCGTCAGTGCGGTACAGGTCGACCGCGTGACGAATCGAAGTGGACGACGAAGACGTGCCCCGGTTGTCACAAGGAGTTTGAGGTTCCGTCGTGGCGCGACGTTGAGCACTGCTCGCGCGAGTGCCGAACGAAAGCCACATTGATTGATGGAATCTGCGCCTACTGCGGTAAGGGATTCCAGTTCTATCAGTCGTGGCCACGCGTCCACTGCTCCTCGTTCTGCTACGGCCAAAGCAAGTCTGGCACTACGCCCGGCCGGTTCTACTACGGTCCGAACTGGCAGATCCAGCGGGCCTTCGCCATCACGCGCGACAACGGGAAATGCGTCGACTGCAACGCTGACTTGATGAACGGTCAGACTCCGCACGTTCATCACATCAAATCCCTTCGTTCGTTCGATGGTGACTGGAAGGCCGCCAACGCTCTTGGCAACCTGGTTACCGTGTGCCCGCCGTGTCACCTGAAGCGGCACGGCGGGCGTTACGGCGACTACGATCCGACGAATCCTGTCGGAATTACGTAGCCAGCGCGAGCACGTCCGAGCGATACTGCGCCCGGGTGTTCGGGCTGGAGTCGATCAGATCCGAATTGATATACGAGGCGGGCTCATTGAAGTACGTCTCGTATGACATGTCGGAAGCATGGACGTTGAACCACGCGAGCATCTGGTGCGCGTAGTTCGGATCGTCGCCACCTGCGTTGCCGGACCACTGGCAGCCGCTCGTGTTACAGGCCGTACCCCATTCCGGGACCGAGAACTTCTTCCCGTTCGCAACGGCGTACGCGCGAGCATTCTCCAACTCGTTCGTGTTCGCCGCGTTGGTCCGCGTGCCCCATCCCGAGTTGTCGGCCTTGACCGGCGGGTAGGAATCGTAGGTGTCGATTCCGTAGATGTCGATGACGTCCTTCAATGACTGAAATGCCCGCCTGGTACACATGCTCGTGACCGGGCTCGTGTTGCAACCGGCCGTCTGATCGGCTCCGTGGTTCGGGTTGAAGTCGATCTGAAGTCCGGCGCAACCGGCCTTCATTCCCGTTGCGACAGCGCGGAATCGAGCAACCCAGGCCGCGTAGTTGCTGGCCGTCAATGCCGCGCCGTTCGATCCAGCGCCATCGGTCAGGTTCATCTCCCAGTCGAGCCGAACCTTCGGCGTGGTCGCATCAACCGTGCAGAGCGACGCTCCGATGGCCTGGCCCTGTGCCTGCGTCATGAACGCACCATCCGACGTCCACGTCGTGACGGCCAGAACGATGTCCTGGTTCACGCCATTGAAGGTCGATGGAAGGGCGGCGCGCCATGCGGTCGGGTTGTTCTCGGCCGCGAGGTTCGTCCGCGTGGTGTAGACGAGAATGTTGTCGACGTTCTTGCCGCCGCGTACGGTCGAAACGAAACGTCCCGTCTGCGTTGGGTCCTGGTCGTTCCAGACGCCAGAACTCCATGCCAGACCGGAAACTCGCCCACCGCTCGAAGGCGTCGTCGTTACGGCCGGACTCGGACTGGCCGTGGTTGCTGTGGCCGTGGGAGTCGCGGTTGCGGTCGGGGTGGCCGTGGCTTTCGGAGTAGCGGAAAGCGAGACACGTTTGTTCCCAGTGGAATACACCGCCTCGACATAGACCGGATACGACGTGTTGTTGAGCAACTTGTCGAGCGTGACGGTCAGCGTCGTGGCGGGCTGAACCGGCGAGTCGTACTGGCCGTAGCCCGTCGAGTCGACTCCGCCCCGACCGTAGATGTATCCGGTCGGTGTGCCGCCCAGCGGCTTCGCCCACGTCAGGACGATCTTCTGATCACCGGCCGTCGCCTTAAAATTTGAAGGCAGCGTGGTGTCGGTGGTCGGAGTCGGGCTGCTCGTCGTGGTCGTTGTCGCCGGAGGGGTCGTCGGGTCGGGCGCGTCAGGATGGGCGTTGATGTAGTTGCGGACGGTGTCGTTCGCATCGAGCGCCTGCTGCTGGGTCGGATTCGTGATTCCTGCCGTCGAACCATCGGGAGAATTGACGTCCGCGAACGCCACCGTCCCGACGAGACACAGCGCAGCCACGGCGACGAAGCCGCCGGTCCACGGGCTGATCTTCTTCATCATCACTCGTCTCTTGAGGCCCGGATACGAAAGACCGCTCCGAGATGTCGATACTGCACGCCTTCGGTGATCTCGGCGTAGTTGATCAATATTTCACGATTGCTCGTGAGGCTGCCGCCGGGAACCATCACTTCTCGGCCGGGGAGGTGAAACAGGGCCTTGATCCTGGCCGCGATCGGACGGACGTCATCCCATGAACCGGTCCGAGCCACCGCCTTGATCGCGTACAGATTGGATGTCGAGATGATCAGCCCGGCATTTCCGACGATGTCCCGGCTGTCCTGGTTCAGGAACGTGACGTAGGGCGGTTCTAGATCACCGACCGACAGGGTGCCCGAAATCGACCCCACGCCAACGAGATCCATCAGGTCGGAGTCGGCCAGGAGAGACGCGTAAATCCACGGCTCGATAAGGTCGACAGTCTCGCCCGCGTCGTAAACCGTCACGTCCCACACGCCTTTCGGACGGCCTTCTCCATGTTCGAGGCGTAAACCGTCTCGTACTGGTGAGCCGTCGGACCGACGATCGGACGCGCGTCCTGCTTCACCGTTCCCCACTCCTGGAAGCCGGAGTAGAACCCCTTGCCCAGGTAGTAACCGATCCACACCTCGGCATGGTTGAAGCCTGGCGTGAAGTCGGTCGTTACGCGACGAAGCGTTCCAGTGTCGACCCACAGGCGGGATTTCAGGACGTCCGCGATATCCGTGGCTGCGTCGTTCACTTCCTTGTCGATGTTCACCGGAAGCGCGTCGATGATCTTCGGCAGTTTGTTGTAGACAACGCGAATTCGGATCGGCACGTCTACACCTCCCTGATCCCGAGTCGGACGCTGATCGCTAGATTCGACGGGGGCGTGATGTCGCGCGTGACGATCCACATTCCACCGTCGATCGGATTGCGGATCTTGTCGCCTTCGGCGGCATCCGTTCCGAGCGGAGCCAGCCACATCGCTGTCGCCTGGCCGAATTCGGTACCGTTGGCTTGCTCGGCGATATCGTCGGACAGAGCGACGAACCGGCTCAATACCGGATCAGGCCGTTCGATCCAGGTCTGCTTCGTCCCACCAGTCGAATCCTTCACCACCGTACGGTCGCTGATGTACGCCTCGTCGAGAAACGACGTTGCGATCAGGCGACGTCCGGAGGCGACGATCGACATGATAGACATTTCAGCGAGGCTCCTGCCCTGCGGCCTTCAGTGCTTCAAGGTGTTCGGGAGTGACAGCATCCCTGTACGGCCGGTCGGGATACGGCTCGGCGACGACGTCACGCAGCGGGCCGTCATGCACGCCGGACTTATCCTTGACCGGCTCCGGTGCTGGAGTCGGCTGTTCGAGCGGGGCTTCCTGCTTGGCCATTTCATTTCCTCTCAGACAACATTCGATTGCAGAACATCCAGATTGATCTCCGTGACCGCATCGACAACACCTTCGCCGATGACACGGAAGTGCCACTGGCCGGAATCGCCGAGCAGCACGGATGCCTCGAACAGGCCGGTGTCACGCCTGGTCAACTCGACCGCTGGATACGTCAAGACGGAGACGGAGCCGCTCGGCGAGCGAGATATGACCTGGATGATGGTCGGGTCCGTCGGCACGCCCAGGAGCCGGAACTCGGCTTCGATCAGAGCGCGCTGGCCCTCGTAGTAATCCGAACTGGCCATCACGTCCTCCTGAATCTGGCCCGCAGTTCCCCGGCCTTTCGGACCGTAACCACAACAATGCCAGGAACGCCGAAGATTCGCCCCAGAGACATGAGGGTCAGGTCGCTGACGGCCGTGATTGATCCGGCGAACTTCTTTCGCGCGAACTTGCTGGAGGTCCCGGTCGCCGTGATCGAGCCGGAGAACACCTTGCCGGTCCGCTTCGCGAAGAGTCCAGACGGGATCACTGATCCGGCGAACTTCTTTCGCGCGAACTTGCTGAAGGTCCCGGTCGCCGTGATCGAGCCGGAGAAAGCCCGCACTACGACACGAGTCTTGGCCAGTGCCCCAGTCGCCGTGATCGAGCCGGAGAACAATTTCGGCATCGACTTGACCAGCGCTCCGGTCACCGTGATCGAGCCACCGACCGCGATCGTCTTCGCCGTAGGGGTTTCCGTGTCCCAGGCATCGAAGTTGTCGATGAAGAAGTCTTTCGACCCAGCGCTGAATGATGCGTGAGTCAGACCGGTATATCCGCCAGTCAGAACGTGCGCATCAGTAGTGCTTATCTGCCATACGTTCGTGTTCTCGGTTCCGGACTGAAGCCACGTCCGAGCCTTCAACGTCGTTACGCTGCCTGAAGTAAAGCAAGCGATGCGCGTCCTGACGGCCTGTCCGACCACAAATCCATGACTATAACTACCGATGCCAACGGTGTTGTATGGACTGGCTACGGTCGAATACCCAACGTCCATTCCGGCATCGCTCAGAGTGAAGTAGTGACCGTATGCCGTGTCCTGCGTCGTGCCGGTATGAAACCACACGGCCGGGACCGAACTACCCGAAGACGTAACGACCCAGTCGAACAGCACCTCCATGCCCAAGACAGAGGCCGTGAGTAGCCGCATTGAGATGCGGTTGCCATTCGTCGCCCCCGTACGCAGGCGGCATTGGTTGCTCTGGATCGAAATCGCCGATGCTGCACCGGTGTTGTACGACATCGACCAGTTGGTCGTATCCGGTGCCGCGTTGTTCGCGCCCGTAAAGGTGTCCATGACGGCACCACTGGGCATCAGGTCAGTACCGGTCATGTTTCACCTCCACGCGGGTCGGATCATGGCCAACGCTAGTGCATGATGGTCACGAACCCGAAGGGAAGGTCAAATCATACGTGGCTTGCAATGATTCGCCGGACGCGAGGTTAACGACGGAGAAGACGCTCCGGTCGAGCATGACGCCACCGCCGGTCGCGGCTTGGCTCATGATGGCGTGCTCGGTCGCGGCCACGGTCGCAGAAGTGGTGATGGTCGCCGCAGTTTCGTACGTCTTCGCGTCGCCGGACTTCTCGCCGAGCGTTCCGGTCGGGCGTGTCGACGAAACCGCGTACTGGGTCGTCAGTTCCGTTACGAGAGCGGTCTGGCTCGCCGCTTCGGCCGTGGTGCCAGTGCCAAGGGCGTGGAACTTCATGTTCTCCAGTTCCGTGAGGTTCTGGAACGCGTCCACGATAAATGCCACGCCGGTGTCGGTCACGACGCGGCACGACACCAAGCCGAAGTCTTCGACCAGTCCATCGAGCCGGATCTTCTGGAGCCAGAGGTGACCGATGGCGAAGAGTCGCCCCCGGTCGAAAAGGTCCTGATCGTGCAGGGACCGCTCGAAGTTCTCACGGTTCTCGTGCTGCCACCGGCCGAGCCGCGTCAAGCGCGTACGAGAGGAGCCGTAGCGCATCGCGTCCTTAATGCTGTTGATGCTCGGCCGCTTCGGGACGGTGATCTTCTTCAGGGACAGTCGACCGGAAGGCTTGATCTCGTGGTTCATTTCGTTCCTCACGGTGTCGGAAGAATGGTCAGGTCGCCGGGCGGATAGTACTGCGAATTCGCGAGCAGTTTCACGGATCGAACGCTGGAGTAGACATCGCCGGTAACGACCGCGATGGCCCGGTCGATCAGGGCCAGATCCTCATTCGAGAGGTAAGCGCTCGTCGACTTCAGGTCTTCGATCCGGTTGTCGTAGCCAACTGCAATCCCGCCGTCGGCCGAGATGTTTGTGGACGAGAGGGTGTCTGGGTTGCGCATTGCCCGCTTCACGGCCAGCGCTACCACGCGGACGACGGTCTTGCTGAGGACCGTCAGTTCAGGATCGGTCGCGTCGGCGAAAACCGCAGCGAGAGACGGTCGCAGCAGATCGAGATCCGAACACAGATCGTCGATAAGAACTGCTGCGACCGCCGTCTCGTCGTCAGAAAGCGCGCGCCAGCGAGCCACCACATCGGCTGGAGTCACCGGGTAGGACACTGGCGCGACCTCCTACTTCTGGCCGTAGTTCGGGTCCGGCATGACCCGAACGCCGGTCTGCTGCTTGAACTCTTCCGGAACGTGCTTGCTCGGGTCGAGCACGCCCGCCACGGTGTAGTGCTCGTTCGGAGTCGGGTCCGCAGGCTCGCCACGGAATCCCTGCTCGCGTTCGAGCGCCATCTGGTCGTGGAGGTCCTGAATGGCGGGCTCGGCCACCGCATCAGCGGGCAGGCCGGAGTCCTTGCCCGAGACGCGCCGGGCATTGCCGGTCACGGGATCGACCTTCCGGCCCTGGGGATCGACGTCCTTCTTCTCGACCATTACACCCTCGCAATCTCGACGATGGCAGTGCCGCCACCCTCGACCAGTCCGGTACCGCCGACAGCGGCCGACCGGAACTCCAGAACGTCACCCTCGGCAACGGTGGTCGCACCGGCGACAGCCGATAGCGTGATGGTCTTCTCGTCGAACGCGACGAGGTTGACCGTGGCGACCAGGGCCAGCGAAGCGACAACGGTCGAGCCGCTGCCGTCCTGGCCCCGGTTCACCAGCGACAAGGTCCGGCTGGACGGCGACGCCGCGCCGGTGACCGAGGCCAGCGGCAGATACCGAACGGCCTGCACGGTCCCGGCGAACGGCGACCGAACATTCTCGGACGTGGTAGCCAGGATGGTCGAGGCCGGGAGTTCGACCTCGACGGTCCTGACGAGCGGAGAGGAATCAGGCATTATGCACCAACCGTTCGGAGGTAGCCCGCCGGGTAACGGGTCGATTCGACCATGTTCTCGTTGTTGATGGTGTTGGCGACCTGCCAGCCCGCCCGAAAGGTGAGCCGGACGGCCGTCATGTCCTGCTGCGCCAGGTTGAACACGATCGCGCCCGTGTTGTCCTGGATGACGGCCTCGGTCAGGATCTTCATCGTGATGTCCTGCCGGACGCCGACGACGAACTGACTCCAGTCGCCAGCGATGGCCTGGACGCCGTTGACGCCAGCGCCACCGGCCAGCGGCCACATCGACTTCATGGAGTAGGAGATCGGGTAGCCGTCGAGAGACCGCAGGTCGCCGGATGTCCGGCCCTCGTCCAACTTCCGGCCGTCGGTTCCGCGAACCTTCCGCAGTTTCGCCTTCAGCGACGTCGGGCCGACGAAGCCGGAGACCTCGAAACCGTCCTGTTCGATCTTGCCGTACAGGTCGTCGATGTCACCGAAGAAACCACCGGCCGCCGTGGCGTTGGTACCGACGTCGACCGTGTTGCCAGCAGCGAGCGCGGCGGCGGTGACGTTGGTCGGGAACGAGGCGGGAGCAGCAGCCCCGAAGAAGACCGCAGCATCGAGGGTCCGGCCGAAAGCCTCTGCGATCAGGGGCATCGACTCGTCCCAGATGTCGACCTCAACGTCGGCCAGGACATTGTCTGGGACCGGCATGATAACGGCGATCTCTTCAATGTTGAGGTACTTGTTGGCCCACGAGATCTCGGTCGTCTGCTTGAGGCCGGTGTCGCCGGTGACCCAGTAGGCGACGGGCAGGCTGGCCAGGACGGGCAGTCGGACCTGAGCCCGGCCGACGGGAATCGACCCGAACAGCGCGAGCGTGGCCGAACCGTCGGTGGCCTTGCCGAGCATCGTATTGCTGACCTCTTCAGGGATCAGCGCGCCGACGTCGGTACGAGTGGTGACGGCGTTGTACGCCCCACCGGAGACTCCGAAGATCGGCATACCGTTGCGCCGGTAGCCGATCGGAGTCGACATCACGTTCACCACTGGAACCTCCAAAAGGTCCGGACGGGATAGCCCCGCAGTGGTGAGCGGGAACTATCGGATGTACCCGGCCTGACGACGGATGATTTCGCTCATTCCGCCTTCGTTCTTGGCGGAGGAGCCGCGAGGTCCGCCCTCATAGTCGGTGGCCTTCTTCGTCTTCGCCAGATAGGGGCGGTCTTCGATCAGCGCCTTCAAGTCCCGCTTGATTGCCCGGGAATCGACTTCGCCGTCGTCGTCCACCTCGTACGAAGACAGGTCGAGGTATCGGTGTGCGTCGTCAGGATCGTTGAGCAATGCCACCGCTTCGGCCTTGACGGCCATCTTTCGGTAGCGAGCATCGGATTTCTCCTGGGCCTTGATGGTCGCCTCGCGCCGGATCGCTTCCGCGTCCGCCGAATCGCCATCGGCCTTGCCGCCCTTGCCGTTCGATCCACCAGAACCACTCCCGAGCAGGCGCTCTCGCATCTCCTCGACCGTCATCCCGGTCTCTTTACGCAGTTGCGCAAAAGGCTTCAGGCTCTTGCGGAGCCGGTCGGCCGCCTTGCGCTCACGCTCGACCGCAGCCTTACCTGCGTCACCGAGCACGCCGTCCTCGTCTTCCGAATCGCCATCGTCGTCCTCGTTCCCATCGCCGGTCCCGCCTTCGCCTCCATCCCCACCTCCGTCGCCTTCACCTTCAGCGCCGAAGACCGGCCAAATGAGACTTCCGTCCCGCCTGGATCCGATCGGGGAGAGCGTCTTGCGTACCAACGACATCGACATGGACGTCTCTGCTTCCTCGAAAGTTGGGTGGCCTCGCGCCATCCGTTGCTATGGGGTGCCAGCCTCGCGCTGGCCTATCAGTTGGAAGTGTATCCGTACGACTTCAAGAGTGACTTAGCACGCTCGCGGTTGCCCTGTGCATCCTTATAGATTTGCCACACGGTCGGCCTCAGAACGGGCGGACCCCCGCGAGGACCCCTGCGCGTCTTCTTCGTTCCGACGTTCGTGTAGCGCTTTCCGTCGTCGGCCGTATACATTCCGGACTGCGCATTCACGACCTTGCCGATGGACGCACCATCCCGAATGGCCTGTGCGTTCGCTTTCCCGAACTGACGGTCCTGCTCCGCTTCGGACAGCGAATTGAAGTACTGCTTCGGATCCGTCGCGATGTCGTCAGCGACGTCCCGAACGGCAGGAATGTGTACGCAGTCGCAATTCGATGCTATGATGCCGTTGGCAGCGAACCAGCCCTCCGATGACGTCAGATTGTAGACATGGCCAGACCAACGATTCCTAGTGACCTCGACGATGCAATCGAGCGATACCTGCTCGGCGAGCCGTTCGCTGAGACCCAAGCCGCGACTGGAATATCCACTAGCGTTTTCCACCGAGAGAGGACCCGTCGGGGCATCCCACCGAGGCGAGAGATCACCCTTGACGTTCAGGGAGTAGTCGAGCGATACGCCTCCGGCGAAAGCGAGTTGGTCATTGCCGCCTCCTACGGAGTGAGTCGAAACGTAATCCGCCGTCGCCTGCTGGAGCACGGTGTCGAAATCAGAAACCGTTCGGCCGCCGGGAAAACTAGAGCGTCCCGAATGACTCCGGCTGAACGTCTCGCTCAATCCTCCCCTGCTCACGACGCAGTGCGCGGAGTGAAGCACTCGCGTGAGAGGCTCGTCGAAAAGTCGCTCGGAAGAGAGCAGCGCGGAGGCTACGACTCGGAAGGCGAGCGCAAGTTCTCCGTCTGGCTTCGGGAACGAGGACTGATACCGATTCCCCAGAAATCTATCGGTAAGTACAACGTCGACCTCGCCGTCGTACCCATCGCCATGGAAGTCCTTGGGGGTGGTTGGCACTCGGCTAAAACGAGCCATGCCGAGCGGACCAGCGAGATCCTCGATCTTGGTTGGGATTTGCTTTTCGTCTGGGACTACGAGGGGCGTAGCGCCCTGACTCCGGTCGCTGCTGACTACGCGGTCGCCTTCGTGGAGGAACGTCGCCGGAATCCAACCCCGCTCAGTGAGTATCGGGTGATTGGCGGTAACGGACAACTCCTTTCCGCCGGTAGTGCGGATGGTAACGAGTTCGCCCTCGTACCACCGCCTCGTGGCCGCTAGGGCGTGCGGTCCCGAGACGATCGTTCCGGCTGGGAAGCAGTTCGGATGCCTTTTGAAGCCATCAGACCAGCGATAGAACCTCCCGGCCAGGATGACGCAGCGGGCACACGACGGTGGCGTCAGGAGTCGTATGTACCCGATCTCGACTCGCTTCCGGTCGATCATCTTGGCCGGTGGCGGTTTCTTAGCGGCCTGTCGATCTGCTCGATTGCGAGCGATCCGATCCAGGGTCTCCTGCTTCCGCCGCGCCACGTCGGCCTGTCGCGAGGGAGAAAGGGCAGTCGTGGACCGAGCATCACGCAACTGCCGCAACAGCCTCTCCCGGTCGCTCAGGCCGTCTCGAACGGCCTGCTGCCGCACCTCATCGCTCGTCATTTGGCGCACGTCGGCCGTGGCCACACCAACCGAATCGGCCGCTCGACCCGCGTCCTGAATCTGGGTCGAGACGACCATTCGGAGCCAATTCTCGCCAGCCTGCATCGCCTGCGCGTTGCTCATGCCCTTCCGCTTGCCCTGACTGACCCGAATCGCGGCACCGGCGAGCAGGCTCTCCATGTCTCGTCCGTCGGAAGCGATACCAGCGAAATTCTCGGCGTTGATGTCCGGCAGAATCGCATCGAGATGCTGCACGAGCAGGGCCCGCCGGGTGTAGTCAGCCGCCCGTCCGGCCGCCGCTTCCTGGCCGCTGGAGACGGCGACGTATACCCGCTCGCCGACGTTCTCGATCCACGACTTGATCGGGTGGTCAGGATCGAGATCCCGGAAGGCCCGAATCGCTTTCGCCAACTGCACGGCCCGGATCCCATTCATGTCGGCCTGATGCGACGTCGCGACGGCTACGGCCGCAGCACCGAGCGAGAAGGCCATCAGGCGGCGGGCTTCTTCGGGGCGTTACTGGCTCCGCCCTGCGACCCGCGAGCCGGGCTGGCGCCCTGGCCCGGCGCGCTCGATCCGACGCCAGCAGCCTTCTTCCGGTAGGAGTCGGCCAGGAGAGCAGTGGCGTCGTTCGCGGCGGCCTTCTGGGCCTCTTCCTCATTGATCGCCTTCCACCGGCCGATCTCCTGCGGACTGGCGCCCCACTTCTCCCACAGCACCTCGTTCGGCACCGCGAGCGTGGCCATCTTGGTCAGGGCGTCGACCAGTTCCCCTTCAGTCCTGAATTCCGGGTTCTGCCAAATGATTTCCATCATGACGTCGTCAGGAACGGTCTCACCGGCCAACTTCCGGGCGAGACGCATCGCGGACTCGGTCGGGTCGTCCATGCCGCGCATCCGCTGCCGAACCTTGGCCACCAGCCCCGATTCTGACGCCTTCAGGGTCTCGCCGTTCACGTTGCTGAATTCGCCCAGGAGGTACTGAGCAGGCGTCCGGGACCGGGCCGCCATGTCGTGAACGTCCTCCTTCTTGCCCATCAGGTAGCCATCGAGCGCGGCCGAAGCGAACTGGCCGAACTTCGTGTCCGGCACGTCGGTTGTGATCATCCGGTCCCGACCGACGTCGATCCGCTGGGTCGGGTTGCCGCTCGGGTCTTCTTCGGGCCAGCCGGTCGCCCACTTCTGCGGGAACGCGCCGTAGTCCTGCGTCATCAGCCGGTCAACGATTGTCTTGTTGATCCGGTCCTGGATGTCGCAGAGGTCGAACAATTCGCTCCGGCCGCCGATGAGAAGGCGCGGATTGTTGGGCAACTCGAAGGCAGGCACCTGGCCGATATCGTTCGGAGCGGGCCAGGACTCGCCCTTTACGTGCCGCTCCTCCCATCGGTTCGGCGTGATCGTTCCGCTAGCCGTCCGGCCGGTCTTGAATTTGTAGATGAAGTCCGGCAGGTACAGAATTGCATGAACTTCCTGGGTCCAGTCGTCATCCCAGACCTTCAGTGCGGCAGCGACTTCAGACCGATTGCTTCCCGGGACGTATTCGAGAATGCACTGGCTGGCGTGTTCGACCCAGATCTTCGGCGTCTTCTGGTCCTTATCGTTCGGAGCGACAAGAAGATAGGAGACGCCACTGATTCCAGCCTCAAGAACGCCCTGATCGTAAAGCGAGTCCATGTTATTGGCCTGCCAGATACGCCACGTCAGATCGTCGGCCGCACCAATGCTTCCCTTGCTCGCCTTGAACCCGTTCGATTTCGTGACGCCAGTCGGACTCGGCTTGGATGATGGCGTCGATCCGGGCTTTGCGTCCTGACCGGTGTCAATCCGGAAGCCCTCAACGATCATTCGCTCGACCTGGGCATCGACGACCAGGCCGGTGTAATTCGCGCGAGCCATCTTCAGGACGCGACGGAATTCCTGAGCCGCCTCGGCCGCGAGCCATGGGAGCGGGAATTCACCACAGTAGTAGTCATCGAAGCGGTCGATACGCGGTAGCCGCCAGGCCATCCGTGCGTAGAGGCGATTCATCCACCACTGCGGAGACTCGACCGGATAGTTCGAGAGCGACATCTGTGGTGCGTCTTCGTCATCGCGCAAGCGCCGCGTCCGGGCCACTGTTCCTCCTAGTACGTTCGAGTCCGGCCGGTGACTCGCGCCAGCGAACGAGCCGGTAGCCACGCATCCGGTCCGAGTGTGTTCAGGTCAGCGGCAGCCTCATGAGCAAGGGTATCCGCCATCGCGATATCAATCTTCCGAGCATCATCAGGTTTCCCGAGGATGTATTTATCCTGCGGCTTCGCAACCATCCGCGAGTTCATCATGTGGTCCCACGCGACCTTGTCGCCATCGTGCTTATTGCGCCCGGCCGTCAGGTCGTTCTTCGCCCGGCGTAAGGCCAGGAACATTGCGTCGATCCGATACGTGCTCCACTCCAGCACGACGTCCTCACCATACTTCAGGGCCCATTCGCCGATCTCGGTCCGCCAGTCACGCGGGTCGCAGTAGAACCTGCGCAGCCTGTACCGCGTCGCGATCTCGTCGACCGCAGCCGCCACTTCTCCTCGCGGAATCGAGCCGCCCCACTCTCCCGGATTCCAATACGCCGGTCGGTTGGAAGGTCCGTACGTTGGCGTGAATCGGTAGCCATCCTTCGTTTCCAGCCGAATCGCTGTCCAGTCGTTGTTTTCGGACCCATCGAATCCGCCAGCAACAGCCGTGCCCGGCGGCACGAAAATGCCTGGCATGGAATGCTTCGCCCACAACTCCTCAGGCATCCACTGCCCGAGGCCCGCCACGATCCGATTCCCGTAGAAGCGTTCGGCCTGAGCCGGATCGATGGCCAGGATCTCGGCCGCCTCGGCCTCGATCGAGTCCAGATTGACCCATGGACAACCTGCGTAGACGTAGCGATGGATTCGCCGCCGCTCAGCCTTGTTCGTGTAGGAGAGACCGAGCGGAGCCTGCGGATGCAGCCGGAAGATGTCGTGCCGCGTCAAGGCAGCCTTCGCGGTCCGCTGCGCAACCGAATCCTCGCTCGGGTCATAGGCATTCGAGGTCTCGACGACCCTCCCCTGCATACCGGCCGCACCGCGCCGCTGGGTCTCGGCCACCTTGACCATCTTGTTCGTCGGTAGCCAGAGGCCGACCTCGTCCTGCGGCACGAAAGTCACGCGCTGGCCGAGACGGGACTGGTTGGAAGAGGTCACGGTGTCGATCCGGCCACCACCGGGCAACCGGATGAATTCCTCGCCGGTCTTCGTGATGACGTCGGCGAGCGGACCGTATTCAATCATCGGACGCAGTGCGCCGTAAACGTTATCGGTCTGCTCCTGCGAATAGGCCGTCAACTGGATCAGGGGAGTCGGCCAGGATTGGCCCATCGGCTCGCCCGGCTGGTATTCGTAAATCCATCCACAGCCGCATCCGTACATCCGGCAGTCCCAGACCTCACCGCCCTGAGCCCAGCCCGAAAACATCGCCGGGCCAACGGCCTCCAGGCAGCACTGACTGGCCGTGAGTGGTCCCTTGCCCGCCTTCTGCGGCATGATGACCTGGGAGCGGCGGTTGTAGAAGGCAGGCGCGCCGACGGCCGGTTCGCCACCGGTATCGGCATCGCTCCGGATGCGATAATGGTTCGCGTAGTACCAGGACTGCCACGGGGACAACAGGTATGGCTCACCACGATGGAATCCGTCCGGAATCACGCAATGGGCTTCGGTCCATTCGAGCGCGACCCAGAGGACTGGAAACGTTACGATGTATTCGCCTTGTGCGAGCGCCATTTTCAGCGTCCTTGTGGATCGAAACTCTCCGGCACGTCGACCGTCCAGCGAGCGGCAACGAGCAGAAGGTCGCCTCCGAGCAGAACGGACGACGTCCGCTTGATTACGATCTCGGGCATGACCGTCGGGACGAGTTCGCCCTTGACGCTGGCCGCAACGTCATAAGCCTTCAACCGCAGCCGTTTTAGGACCAGTTCGGTCGCATCGCTCCGGCCGAGACGTTCTATATCGCTGAACGGAATCTCAATCTCGGTATCGAGCATGGCCCGCTTCACTCGACGTCATCCTCATTCGGCTCCGGCTCGTCCGCTTCGACATCCGGCACGACCTGCATCCGCGCGCGTGCCGAAGTGCTCGGACGGCCGCCCCGCCTTGTGGCTCGCTCCGCCGCACCGGCCGCGTGATTGGCCATGACCTGATCGAGCATCGCCGATTCGGGGGAGTCGGTGATCACGTAGCGCGCGGCGTGAAGTGACATGACTGTCAGAAGCAGTCCGTCGGCCTGCTGGCGCTGAGTGACTCGCTTGGCGTTCGGCGCGTCATGGGCCAGCGATTCGAGCAGGTTCCGGCAGTACGCGGCAACCTGCATGTAGGCGTGATCGGCGTGCCAGACGTGCGCCTGCGGCATCGCCCACAGTTCGTTCCAATAGGCCAGTTCGGCGACGGTAGGATCTTCGGCCAGGAGGGGCCACTCAGGCGTCGGCCTGGTACATTCCTTCGGCAGTTTCGTCCAGTCCTTGCCGTCCCGCTCGCGCCGAAGGGCATCGAACTCCGGCGGCGGACCTGAACGCGGACGCGCACCTCCACTGACCATGATCGTGACCTCCCAAGACATAGGTAGGTCACGATCATAGGAGAAACACGAACGCGCACGTCCGCAGAGACGTTAGGTCTCCGCTGGACGTGCGCGTTCGGTTGGGCGGGCGCTAGATGCGCGACGTCGGCTCGCCGGTGTTGATGACGATCTCGGTCACGTCACCGGCCACGACATCGACCGCGAGGCTTCCGAGGAAGTTCGGCTCGGCGTCACCGTCGGTGTCGTCCGAAACGGTGATCGTCGCGGTCCCGAGGACTCCGGTCGTGACGGCCAGCGCGGTGCCGTCGCCGTTGTCGGTCACGGTCAGAATCGTGTCGTCGTCCACGACGAACGACAGCACACCGGAACCGATCGGGACGGCATTACCGGCCGCGTCCTGGCCGGATACCGAAAGGGTGACCTGCTGGGAATCGAGCAGTTGCATAGCAACATCCTTTGCGTGATGGGGGTTAGAACCGTGGCGTTTCTTACGTCGCGGCGTCCGGTCACTCGCTGGCCGGTTCTTGATCAGACCGATCGTCCAGAGGATCGCCGGTCGAGATGGCGGAGGCAGGTTCGGGACCACCGAGATCGTCTTGGTGTACCCGAATGGATAGTCCTGGGTGATCTTGATAATGCACCTCCCGTGAAGTTCCATCGTCCCATATCAGGGGCGGGAGGTGGATTTGAACCACCGGCCTCTGAGTCATGAACCCAGCGTGCTACCAGCCTGCACTATCCCGCCACCGAACCGAATCGCTCCGGCTCGGCTCGACCTTACTCCTCCGGCGGCTCACGATGTTCTCCGCCGTCTTCGTCCGTCCATGCCGTGATCGCGCCATCGAGATCCGGCAACTCGCCGTCCGGCAGATCCAGGAACGATGGCGGGAACATGAAGAACGTATGGGAAGCACTGTCGGCCAGGACGGGCGGGTACTGGCCCTGACGGCCAGTCGCGACCACCAGGATTTGACTGATCGGGCCGCCGGTGTTGTTCGTGCCGGTCATGGCGAAGAAGTCGAACGTGTCCAGATCCGTGCTCTTACTCCAGGCCAGGTCAAATGTCATGTTGATGACGATACGTCCTGTAGTGCCAGCGGCGCGTCCTCCGGCTGGCGCGGAGTGGAACAGCGTCACCCCATGACGGACGAGTCACAGAACGGGGTGCTGATAGCCGGACGCTACCTCAGGGGCCGGGTTTCCGGTCCGGACGGTGAGGATAAGGCGACGGTCGTCGGATCCGGACTGCTCATTAGGGCACACTTTCACCACCGACCGTCTCGCTGGGGTCGCAGGAATCGAACCTGCCCACTCGCCGGATCGCGAAACCCGGTTCGTTGCCGCCTCTGGTCGGCCCCATCGGAGTGTCCAGCCCGGCCGCCACATGTTCATGACAACGACGCGGCGGCCGGAGCCGGACACCCGCACTCTGCGACGGCCACCCCCTGCGAAGAAGTACCGTCGTGGTGCTGAGGAAGACTCTGCCAGTACGGAACTGAGTTGTCAAGTCTTAGTAGAGATTCGGATCGTATGAACAGAATCACGTGCGCGTGATGCGCGATGATGCGGCCGGTCCCTGAGCGTGTCAAGCCAGACAACGTTGTCATTGGAATTTTGCGCACGATGTCGAATGGTACGAAAAAGAACCATTGATTTCTGCGAACTGCTAACCGGAGCGTCCTCCGGAAAGGTTTGGACCCATCGCGCGGTCGGAACATC